TAGCACCAGTATATCCAGTATAACCTGTCTTACCTGTAGCACCAGTATATCCAGTATATCCGGTGTATCCGGTGTAACCAGTGTAACCTGTAGCACCAGAATAACCGGTGTATCCAGTGTATCCGGTATAACCAGTATACCCAGTAAAACCAGTTTGTCCAGTATATCCAGTATACCCAGTGTATCCGGTATACCCAGTCAACCCAGTAGGTCCAATCGGACCGCCGGATGGACCTGTAGGACCCATATCACCTGCAGGTCCAGTGTAACCTGTGTATCCGGTATACCCAGTCAACCCAGTAGGTCCAATCGGACCGCCGGATGGACCTGTAGGGCCCATATCACCCGCAGGTCCAGTGTAACCTGTGTATCCGGTATACCCAGTCAACCCAGTAGGTCCAATCGGACCGCCGGATGGACCTGTAGGACCCATATCACCTGCAGGTCCAGTGTAACCGGTATAGCCGGTATATCCGGTATACCCAGTATAACCAGTATATCCTGTACGACCGGTTGTACCTGTTGCACCAGTTAACCCAAGTCCAGTTGCACCAGTATATCCAGTATATCCAGTATATCCAGTGTAACCGGTCAATCCGGTAGGTCCAATTGGACCTTCAAAACCTCGATCTCCCGGATTTCCTTGTGGACCAGTCGGTCCTAAGCTACCCGTTGGTCCCGTTGGCCCGGTAGACCCTACAGCAGGTTGCATGTACATGAAACGTGCAACAACCGAGTCGGTAAACGTAATAGTCGGGGGATTATTGACACTTGTAAGTGCAGGTAATCCGGTAAGAGGATTCAGTTGAAATATATATCCCAACGTATTTGAACTTGGCCCTCCACCCGATACTTGCGACGGATCAATTTTCGCGTTAAACCCATCGACATCTTCTAAAATAACGTCGACCTTTGTTGGACCAGGTGCCGAATTATACAAATCGTCTTTGATCACGCGTTGAACGCGAAATACGTAGCCGTTTGCCGATCCGGTTGCCCACATCCCCACAGCAACACTCGTACCATCATACCGTCCAGTGCTATAATATTGAGGCGCTTGGACGATAAGAGTTACCCAATAATTATTGGGATTAGTTGGGTTATATGGGTCAGGTCCATTTACAATGTACTCGACCTGAAGACAGATCGGCGGACTGTCTACCATTGTTAATTAAATATGGTTAAAAAGAGCAAGCATCCGTACGTAGAAGCTGGACCATTGTTTGCTGCGCTAGGCCATACTGATCCACTAGGAAGCTGAAAATTCAGCTGCCAGTATGAATTCAAAGATGACCAAATCATTACCGTAATAGGGAAAGAACCTGTCGTAACTCCATTTGCGGGAATTGGAGACATGTTGTACGAATTCGTAGACGAGTTAAACCAGTAAACGCATCCACTTAGACTTGGCATTTTAGAAACAGTGTAATTTAACGAATTGAAATTCAACGTTAATTGAGATCCGACAAAATTACCACCAGAATAATTTCCTGAAATTGTGGAAGGTGCTACCCAAGTACCAATAGATGAAGGAAATCCAGAATCATCTGGTGCTGGGCTTAGCGCAAATAAATTTGTACCGCTTCCAAACGCTACTTTGTAAACACCATTTCGTACAACTGGAGGCGTAATTACCGTTGTCCAAATAGTATCATAATCAGTTGTAGAGTTCTTTGTCAGTATTTGTCCAGTTACTCCGCCGTTCGGAATACCTTGTCCGGTAGGGCCTGTAACACCTGTAGGACCGGTATATCCAGTAAACCCAGTATATCCAGTGGGCCCAGTTCCGCCTACTGGACCAGTAACTCCGGTTGGTCCAGTGTATCCGGTGTAACCTGTAAAGCCCGTTTTACCAGTAGCTCCAGTATATCCAGTAAAACCAGTAGGTCCAGCAGGACCTCCACGAGCTCCCGAAGGTCCTGTAGGTCCGGTACCGCCCCCACCATTCCCAATATTTCCACCTGCTCCAAAAATGCTTCCGGAAGCATAGATGTTATCAACATTGATCAGGTCAAGCTTGACCGTATATCCATTACCACCATCTGAAACAATTTTTGGGGACAGGACATGTTCAAGAATATTTCGAACATTTGATCCGAAAAACGGATCATTTCCACCTGTCGCCATTTGTCTATACAGATGGACAAACAGTTTAACTACTTTCCGACCCATAAGAACATGGAGCCCCTATTTACCTCCACTGGAACGCTAGGTGATAAGTACACGTTATTCCCAATTCCTCCGAACGAAACTGATTTGTACAAACTGTACAAGAAAGCGGTAGCGTCTTTCTGGACAGTTGAAGAGATTGATTTCAATAAAGATAAGGAAGACTGGGAAAAGTTGTCAGAGAGCGAGCAGTATTTTATCAAGCAAGTTTTGGCTTTCTTTGCTGGGTCAGACGGTATTGTACAGGAAAATCTGGCTACTCGTTTCCAGAGAGACATTCAGTCACCAGTCGCCCGTCTGTTCTATGCCTTTCAGAACGCGATGGAAGGTGTACATTCCGAGACCTATTCGCTTCTGATTGATCAGTACGTCAAGGATCCGGAAGAGCAGTCAAAGTATTTCCGCGCGATTGATCAGATTCCTTGTATTCGTAAGAAGGCAGACTGGGCACTGAAGTGGATTGATTCAGGAGATTCGTATGCTACGCGCCTAGTAGGGTTTGCGTGTGTAGAGGGAATCTTCTTCAGTGGTTCATTCTGCGCCATTTACTGGTTGAAGAAGCGTGGCCTCATGCCTGGTCTGACATTCTCCAACGAACTGATTTCTCGAGACGAGGGGTTGCACACAGAATTCGCAGTGACTCTGTACCATAAGCTTCAGAACAAGATCACAAAGGACCAAATTGAAATGATTATTCGTGAAGCGGTCGTGATTGAGAAGGAGTTTATTACGGAAGCCTTGCCGTGTTCACTCATTGGAATGAACGCGCGTGATATGTCGCAGTACATTGAGTTTGTGGCTGATCGTTTGGCACTACAGTTAGGTATTGGGAAGATTTACAAGTCCACGAACCCGTTTGATTTCATGGAGTTGATTTCGTTGGAAGGTAAGACGAATTTCTTTGAGAAGAAGGTTTCGGAGTATTCTAAGCCAGGTGTAGGAATGAAGAAGGAGGATATGGTGTTTCGTACAGACGAAGAGTTTTAATGCTGACCGCCAACAACCGGACGACCAGCTGGAATGCGAGGATCTTTATTAGGTCCAGACGGGTGGTTAGGGAGACTCAGGACCAAAGGTCTAGCATAATTATTCGTGAAAGACGGCAAGAAATCAATCGGATGACGAACTGATGGAACGGGCTGGTATAAATGAGTAAAGACCTTTACGCCATTTTCAGGGCGCCAGTCAATAGCCTTATACTTTCTAAACTGAGTGTACTGCGACGCGTCCGGAGTCGGCATCTATTTACGTTTAAAGGAAGAAGCTTTATTCGTCCTAAAAGGAAAATGCAGCTCACATACGTTGCGGTCGTCGTTCTGGCGTCCATGATTTTTGTTCTCTCAGGAATGGTAGGATACGTGTACTGGCAGCAGACGCGCCTCATCCAGAATCTCCAGTCGCTTGCGGTAGTTGTTTCGACGCACTTTATTCGGCCGCCACAGCCTCAGCCCGAACTTGAGCCGGAACATGTTGCGGAGCCTGAGCAGGAGTCTGAACTGCCACAGCTTGTCCCCGTAGACGAGAAGCTTGCTTCTGTAAAGGAGGATGACCGTGTATCGGTCAATGAAGTAGAGGTAGTTGAGGGCCCGCCCGCTGCTGCACCTGTTCCGGCCGATGCACTAGTCGATTTTGAGAAGAAGACGGCGAATGAGCTCAAGGAACTTCTGACGCAGAAGGGTATTCCGTTCGGTAAGCGCGACGCAAAGTCTGTCCTTGTCCAGCTACTGAAGGCAACGGCGTAAATATAGTTTGATAGAATAATGAAGCTGTATAATCAGCATCTGGATACATTATCCAAAGGCAATCCAAAACTCCTAGTATTTGACTGTGAGTTTTGGCGTGTTTCCGGAACGTCTGGATTCATTCCGATTCCTGACACTGACGAATTCTTCATCCCTCGTGAGATTGGAGGATTCTTTTTAACCAAAAATGAAGATGGAAGTTGGGAGTATAAGGGATACTTTTTTGTCACGTTCACGAACCCCAAAGGATATGATGTATCTTTTATTTCATCACACTATGCATCGGTATCCCAAAAAACTGCCGATCAACTGGACATGTACCAATCGTATCTCCAACTCGAATGGTCGAAAGCGTTTGAAGGAACATTGCCTGAAGAACAGAAACCTATTTTGAAAGAAAGTTTGAAGCTGTACAATTCCGATCACCATATTGCCGAACATCATAAACCTCCTTCGTGGATAAAGAAGTTCATGAAACAGTACTCGGAATCTATGATTATCGTGAAAGGCCGAGCGGATATGGAAGCTCTGGAAAACATGTGTCGCATCCACGACTTCGAGTATTTTGAACCTTTAGACGTATTTGATATTGCGCCCTGGAATCGTATTAGCCGCAAATTATGTGGTACCGCAAAACTTGAAGGAACATTTGATTGTATTATGCCGTATGTTGATGATAAAGGATCAAAGCGTCGGCGCTTACGCGATATCTTACCACTCGGACGAGCTCATGATCCCACAACCGATGCGTCAATGACTCTTTTGGTAGCCATATACATTGTAGCGTCACAAAGTAAATAATGAAGTTAGTTTCGTTTGATATAGGATTACGCAACTTAGCTTTTTGCGTAATGGAAGGAACAAACAGATCCAATGTCAAAATTTTGCACTGGGATCTGATTGATGTGATGGCCGAAGGAGCGGGACATGATTCTCCGAAATGTTTTAAGTGTCAGAAACCCGCGAACTGGATGAATGGAAAGAAGGTCTATGCATGTACGTTACACAAAACTAAATGTGCCAAACCCCCAACAAAAGTTTCGCTGAACAGGAAGACGATTGAAGAGCTAAGAAAAGAAGGTGAGCCTTATGGAATTCTGTCGACAACCAAGAAGGGATATGTGGATATTCTTTACACTCACTACAACTTGAACGTTTGGAAACGATGTATTAAATCTTCGAAACAGTGTTCGGTTGTAGACTTGAGTATTCCTATTGCCAAATCACTGGAATCGAGAAAGAAATTATGGGAAGGTGCTCACCTGATTGCATGTGAGCAGCAGCCAGATAAGAGAATGCTTTGTGTCCAAGCAATGATTCATATGTGGTTCGTAACTCAGGGATTTAAGTGTTCAGGGGTATCTGCTACCCACAAACTTACGAATATCCTGACAGTAGACCCTACGAAAACATACAAAGATCGCAAAAAAACAGGAATCATTCATGCCACCCAACTTGTTCCAGCTGCGTGGTTATCGCACATGCTAAAGCATCCCAAGAAGGATGATCTTTGCGATACGTTCCTCCAAGGATTGTGGGTGATGGAACATACGCGTTAGAGTTTTCATAACTGTTCCGTAAGTTCACACAAATGGAGGGAATTTTTGGAGCCGACTTCCTGACAAATACGAAAGTGTCCGAGTCAAATATGGATCTTCCAGATATGGCCACGGTCGAGCTCCCTAGTTTTGGTGACACCGAGTCAGCACCCCGCCTCGTTCCTTCTTTAGACGAGACGGGACCTGTGCGTACGTCTGACGGTCTTGATAACCTTAATGCCGAGCACTTCTTTCCAGCACCGTCGTCTCGCAAGATGAACGAGGAGTATGTTATGAAGGAGAAGTACGAGATCCTTCGTAAGTTTGAGCGTCTTGCCAAGCTCGGAGTTCCAATGCGCAAGCGATTTACGCTAGATTCGCCGCTGGAAGAGATGAAGATGGAGTTGGAGTTCATTAAGCGCGAGAAGGCCATGGATCAGACCATTAAGCAGTTCTGCGAGTGGTATATTACTGGAATGTCTGCACTAGAGTGGAGCTCGAAGAATGTTGCGATCATGAAGGCGTTCGGTCTTCAGCTTGATGGACTTTCTGAGTCAGCACAGATGAATGTGGCGGACATGGAGGAGGATTTTGAGGAGCTGTATGATCTGTATGGGGACAAGCTCAAGATGCACCCGCTAGTACGTATTCCTATTCGTACCTGTATGATGGTGTACATGGTTCATCTCACGAACCAGATGGCCATGAAGTCTCCTATCCCCAACATGCAGGACATTCTAAAGACGAACCCTGATATTGCTCGTCAGCTTGCGACCGCTGCGATGCAGCAGCAGACACAGGGAATGAAGCAGGCGCCCGCCCCTCCCCCGCAGCAGCAGGCTCAGCCGGCAGGTAACCCATTCGCAGGTCTTCAGAGCTTCATGAGCTCAATGGTTCCTCCCCCGCCACCGCAGCAGACGAATGTTCGCCCACCGACTTCTGCCAAGCCGGCCATCAAGTACCCGAAGCCCCCAACGCCCAACATCCAGCGCGCATCTCCGGCTCCAGCCCCGGCCCCTTCTCGTGAGATGAATGCCCCGCAGGTCAATATTGACGACTTACTGAAGTCTGTCAATGCTAACGTTACGATAACTGAGCCAACGACAAAACGTGTGAATACGACCCCCAAGAAGGGAGGCTCAACTGGAAAAAACTCGATAAGTATTAAGCTGTAAATGGGCTCTCGTTTAACGAACACGTCGTGGTGCTGGAGTCCACGTGAGCGTTGCCCAGAACATACCCCTCCACCCAAGTATAAATCTTACGAACAGAGATACCAAGAAGATTATGAAGAACGAATGACTAAAAAATGGTGGATTGAAAATCGGTGGAGATTTTCTGAAGGTCACGATCCAGATATTGCAAGTATTGGAGAAACATACACGGGTGCAGATATGACTGATCGGGAATGGTGGAATAAAGTAAACTAGAACATCGGTGGCGTATCTTTATCGTACGCTGGCTGATCGCATCCCTTTAGTCCAGCTTTTTCCCGTAAGTTACGGTCGGGGCTGTTATGCATTCCTTCGCGAGCATACTCTGACTTTCCACGGAAAAGTCCACCAGCCAAAACTACAAACCCAGCTGTCAAAATAATTGATACAATTAAATCTCGAGTACCAACGAAACATACCGCAAACACGGCTAGACGGCGAAGAAGGATGTTATTCCCATACTCTTCATCGTTACCACTGAACTCGTGAACAATATACCGGCTGGCAATATTGGTCAGAAGAATCATAATTCCAATCGTGAATGGCGAAGACGCAACAGCATTAATATGCTCAAGCATCCTATTATTTAGAGAGGCGTAGAAGTTTTGGTGGTCGTGCTAGGTCCATGTGCCGCCTTGGGTGCTGCCGTAGCCGGAGGAGGCGCAGTCACAGACTTTCCAGCTACAGCGCCATGAGCAACTGTGTCTCCCTTCTCCAGCTTGCCCAGAATATCCTTCAGCGATGACGTAGACACAGCGGGCTTCTCAGCCTTTGGCTTCTGCTCCTTAGCATCAAGGTACTCGGTCGTATTCGCCGCTGTCATAACGTACGCAATACCTGCAAATATTCCAATAATCAGGCTTTTGTATACTGTGATGTACACAATGCCCAGCAGGAAGACAGCATGGCCTACGGGAGACGACAGGAAGTCCTTGATATGGGAAGGCGGGGGGTGGCTAAAGAATGCAGTGTAGGCAATCAGAAGTCCAACAACGACAAGTTCAGTCTGTGACAGCTTCATTTGTCTGAACGTAATATTTTTCTATCGTGTTTTGAATAACTGGGAATGGCGTCATTAGAAGAAGTATGGGGTAGTTCATTCCCAAAGAAACATTACAGCATGGCTTCTAAGCCCGGAATGGCTCAGAAGGAAGAGCCTCGAGATGCTGAGAGGGAAGGACGAGTAGCACCAACACCAGTCCACCGTTCTGCCGCAGCCATTCAGCGTCATCGCAAGACAATTGATGATTTGTCCAAGAGTCTACCAATTGTCCAGAATGATGAAGAGGCGGACTCGAATTATGCTCCGGTTCGTGTAGCTAACCTAAAGGAAGGGTTCACGGCCACTAAGGCTGGATATACTAAACCATTTTTTCCAGGAGATGAAGGGACAAGTTTTGCGTATGCTCCTCCCTCGTTTCAGGGAGCGGCGCACGATGTTAAACTTGATCGTATTCTGCGTATGATCGAGCAGAATAAGACAGGGTATGAATCCCCATCGTCTCACGATATGGCGCTGTACGTGTTTACGGGCGTGATGACTCTGTTTGTATTAGATACATTTGTGAACTTAGGTCGTCGTATGGGTTAGGCATTGTGAATACGAGTCTCTAGAGTCGAATAATCGTCAAACCCGTTATCAAGCATCTCGATTTCCAGCGATAATGAAAAATCAACAGTACGATTTCCGGAGGCGGCATACGCACCGTCGGAAGTCCAGTACATAAATCCAGTCTTACCCTGCTGACCATGTGTACGTACACGAACATGTAGACGGTCTAGCGTACCAAGAGCAGGTGTGAATCGGGTAATGTTATCCTGACCCGAATGGTCATTGTATTCAATAAACGATCCATTTCCAATCGCCGGGATCTTGGCCAGAAAGCTGTCGGTAAACGTTGACTTGTTGGCTCCAACCGTCGTCTCGTCGGCGTAATTGAGACCTTCTACATCAACTAAGAAATAGTACTGCGAGTTCGTGGTCGTGTTCAAAGCCGAATCGCTGGAGTAAGTGGATGTAGACATATTTGGTCCATTCACATATGAATGAGTCAGTGCGCCACCGTTCACACTCGTGGCCTTAACAGTTAAAGGAAACTCGCCGCTCATGATGCGAATAGATACGACGTTCGAGTATTGGCGGGGGAGGTACACTACGAAATCTCCGTTCGTGTAATAGCGATTCGTATCGCGATCCGCCGAATCAATCGTCACCATCTTCTTTACGGTGCGCAGCGTCTTTGTAGGTCGAGACGCCGATACAGTCACGCCGTTGTAATCAAAGGCACGGTTGTAACCGGACATTTAGTTTAATGGTGGGAAGTTTTACACGTCTTATTGAACCAACGTTTTCCCTTTGATGTTTTCTTGGCTTTACGAGCTAAGTCTGCGTCCGTAGTATAATAGGTCTTTCCACACGTCAAAAAACTCGCGGCTCGAGCGTACCCCCACTGCTGCTGAGAAGCTCCGGGACGATGCCCAGTTCGCCATGCCGCCATTCCACGGTTATACGACTGTTTCACTAACGAAAGAGGGACGCCAGTAGATTTAGAATATGCGTCTAACGAATGAGCTTTCGGGAACTTCTTCTTCCATTCCAAGACATACTTTGATCTCCGGGTCTTCACGCCTTTATCAGTTAAAAATGGCTTGTAAGCCTTTGGGTTTTTCCACGACATAGACCGACGCCGTGTGGCAGTCGCTTTACGCTGTTTGTTTTGTTTGGCGGTTAAGCCTGTATGGTACCTCTTGGGCCAGTACATTACTTTATAGACTGAGGAATTGTCACTGACATCATCATATCTTCAAGTCCAGTATCTGCTTCAAGCGTCGTACCCTGATAAATGGCTTCTACAGCCATACAGAGTCGCCAGAAAGCTTCTAGGTCAATCGACCCTCCAATCTCCATTTCATACTCGATTTGCGATGCGGCTCCTTCGGCCGCCAGTTTCGCCTGCTCAACCTCATCGGTATTCAGCGGGTTCACGATCAGCGAGAAGTCTGGAAAGTGTTTCCGGATATCCCAGAAGAAAGCCACGCACTTAGCGTACCATTCGTCAGAGAATTCTGTCATCTCATCCTTATTCTCCAGATCCTCAATGATCTGTCGCAGTAAGACTAGATTCTCAGCTTTCTGGTCAGTCGACATAGAGTCGTTATCATCATCAACATCCATCTTACTTACTGCTCTTCTTTACTCTGTAAAAAACGTTTCCGTTTTAAAGGTAGGCCACGCGTTAAATACAAGAACGCTGTATGTCGCGAAATAACACGGTGGGTTATTCATTCGATGAGACAAAACCAACCGAATTGTGTGAAATAATGGGAAGGAACAAGAGTGATAAAGGACATATAAATATTACCACGTCTTGGCACAATTACACGACATTTTACTACAGTATTTTCAAAGATCTGCGTGAATCAAAGCTCAGAGTGTTTGAACTGGGAATAGGAACAAATAACCCAAATTTGGTGTCTAATACGAGCAAAGATGGAAGGCCGGGTGCTTCGTTATACGGCTGGTCCGAGTTTTTTCCTCACTCCGATATATTTGGAGCGGATATTGATAGGGATATAATTTTTAGTACTGACCGAATTAAGACTTTCTTTTGCGACCAGACAAATCCTCAAACTATCAAAGAAATGTGGGACGAAGATGTCCTAAGTGAAAATTTTGATATCATTATTGATGATGGTCTCCATACATTCCGTGCAAACTCTTGCTTTTTTGAAAATAGTATCCACAAGTTGAAGTCGAACGGATTCTATATCATTGAAGATATATTGAATCAAGAATTGGGATTTTTTTACCCGAAAATTGAAGAATGGAAGTTACAGTACACTGATTGTTCGTTTACAGTATTAAAAATACCATCACTGCGAAATCCTTTTGATAATACGCTGCTGGTAATTCATAAACATTAATTTTGTTATCTGTTATTCAGTGTGTACTGAGCCAACCTTCAAAATATTTGATCTGTTCCTTAATGGTACATATGATTTCAACATTCTCTTCAAGCTGGTCACGCAATGACTTTGTGACATCGGCTAATTCGTCTGGTTCCATAGGAACTCCATTCGAAGATACGATTTCATTGTCCAGAATAAACTTTACCTTATTCAAGTCTTCAACATGACGAGCCAGGATCATCTCGAGGCTTGTTTTAGTCTTTACGTAAATATCACGCATCTCTTCCATACTAATGAAAAACATTAACATTAAGTTTTTGCTTTCCGTTTTTGTTTTTGGATTTTAGTCAGAGTCCTGGTAGTACTCATCGTCACTACCGCCATCATCCGCATCTTCCAGCGGGAAGAACCACTTCTTCTTTTCGGACGACCAGTAGGGCTGCAAATTGTTGTAATACGAAATGCCGTCCCAATGGCCAGAGCTAAACTCGCCCTCGCCCTTGCCGACCGCAAAGCGCTTCGGCACGTGGCCGTAGTCGCCCCGATGGGTCGCCATCGGAATAATCTTCTCTTCCTTGGCATCCCAGAAATGGATACCCTGGTTGCGGTATTGGTCTCCACCAATCCACACCACGTCGCCGTGATTCGGCTTCGCGTTGTTCACCTTCAGGACCTTGTAGGCCCACTCCAGCTGCTCCTCTTCACCCATGTCGTAGATGCTTGGAGGCTTGTTGTCTGCAAACAGCTCATCGTAGTCTGGGTGATCCACCGGATCCATGCCCGGCTCATCCACAAACTTCTCGGGATACTTCGTTTTGAACGTATCGTAGAACTCCTGCTCGTACACGTCGTTAACGCCCAGCGGGCAGTTCTTACGGTACTTATCGCCATCGTTAAGAATTTCGAAGATTTCCGCCATTCTTTACGATGTGTTGTAATGATCTTTATTTGTTTGGATAAAATGATTTCGTTTTACACCTTGATCATCGAATGAGCAGCCCAAATCGTCAGAGCAGCCGCTAACTGGGCAATCGTGTGTTCCATCGCCCGAGCTCCGCTGACCTTTCCAGAGAGGTACGCCCAAGCTGTTACGGCCGGATTGAAATGTGCTCCGGAAATATGCTTACCAAGTCCAATAGCAATGGCAAACGCTGCAACTACAAACAGCGGATTGGTTGTGAACGCAATAGATCCGATGAGTAAGCACGTACCCAGATACTCGCTCATGCCATGAACATACATTTGTATTGTTTCTTATAAGGATGAAATATCTTGTGGTAAAAGGGTGGTTGGGTTTCGGAGATAGACTTGAGTCTTTAAAGATGTGTGTATGGTACGCTCAGCAGAACAATCTCCAAATTTATGTAGATTGGGGAGACCCAATTTGGACACATGGTGGAGAGACGTTTTATACGTATTTTAAATTCGTAAACATGCCAGTCTTGAATTCATTAGATGATATTCCAGCAGATGCTACATTTTTTCCTAAATACTGGACACGTGAAAATATAGGAACACCGTTGACACAAGATCTGCTAGACAAAGATAAAGACATCAAGATAAATTTCGATATCGGAAAGGATGAACATAAACCGTATGATGTTGTAGTCTTTTCATGTGTGCGTAGCCGTACTATTTATATCGATTCCGCGTTCTTTGCCCGTGTATTCAGAGTAATTAACCAAGATATCTTATCAGGTTTAAAGTCTAGGTTAGTAAAAATTCCTTTACAAACAGCCATTGGAATTCACACTAGAGGAACTGATCGTGCCAAGCACAATATTCGTAAAGAGCACAGTATCCAATTTATGGCGTTGGCCGCTATGCCGTTTTCATCAAGGCAGATGATTGCGGTTGGCGATGACGCTTATTCAATTGAGCTGTGGAAACGGTTTTATCCAACAACGTATGTGTTCACAAGTATTGCTCAGTCAAACACCACAAATAAAGGAAATCATATGGCTACAAAAGACGAACTCAAAAACTCGAAGTACGACTTAACTGTTGAATTCTTAGTTGATTTCTTTACACTAGCTTCTTGTGAACGTGTGATTTCAACGTTCAAAGACAGCCGGTTTGCGGCTGAAGCTCGTCGGTTACATCCACATGTCAAAACTATTTTAGGAAACGAATAGTTTGTTATTCAAATATAGAACATTAACATGCTGACTACGGCAGGATACCGTATTCACAAGAAGGATGTACCGAGTGTACATCATGTGAAAGGAGTTTTGAATGTTAAACCGTTCATTCCATCTGTATTTGTAAACCCACAATACGTTACAAGGTACCCAGTATTCACCGAAACCGATGAGTACTTGTATGTTCCCAAACACTACGGAATCGGAGAATTTGGACCTATAACTGAATCAAAACGCGACGTTCCTAAAACTGACTCTAAATTTTGGGAGTTTGCCGGTACAATTCGCGAAAGCCAAAAAGAAGTTGTGGATTCGTTCTTGTGTCCTGAACCTCGCGACGGAATTCTGTCGTTACAAACTGGCGGAGGTAAGACTGTGTGTGCCCTGTACATCGCCTCCCAAATCCAGATGCCCACGATCGTTCTGGTCCACAACACGTTCTTGCGAGACCAATGGATTGATCGGATCAAGAACTTCTTGCCGAAAGCGCGGGTAGGATCAATTCAAGGTGAAGTAGTGGATATTGAAAATCGCGATATTGTAGTTTCAATGCTTCAGAGCGTATCGATGAAAGAGTACCCCGCAAAAACATTCGACAGATTTGGATTAGTCATTGTAGACGAGTGTCATCATATTGCGTCAGAAGCATTCTCACAATCTCTGTCCAAACTTACATCCAAACACATGCTGGGTCTGTCTGCAACTCCTGAGCGCAAAGATAAGCTGATGTACGTGATGAACTGGTTTCTTGGGCCGATGCTTTATAGATCTAATACCGCAGATAAAGTGGACGAAAAAGTTAAGGTTGAAGTGTATGACTTTGATCCTCAAGATGAAGAGTACAATTCAATCATCTACAACAACCAAGGCGTGATGTTCACTACCTTGATGGTCAATAAAGTTGTCGAATTCAAACCTCGAAATGATATGATCACCAACTTACTTGAAGATTTATCTGAAGAGAATCGGCAGATATTGGTGCTAACCGATCGAGTGGAACATACGAAAACACTGTTTGAAGGGTTGCCTGATAAAGTAAAAGAACACTCTTGTATTCTCGGTCGAAACGTCAAGGCAGCCGACAGAGCCGCATTCTGTGAGTCTAAAAAGATCTTGATTGCTACCTATGCGATGTGCAAGGAAGGATTCGACGTAGCTACTCTAAACACATTAGTCATGGCCACTCCGCGTCCAGATGTTGATCAGATTGTTGGTCGAATCATGAGAACTGAAAAGACGAAGCGTACCGTACATCCTCTGATCGTAGATATCGTGGATCCTGCGTTTCGGAGGCAGTTTGGAGAACGGTTGCGGTTGTACAAGGAACGCAACTACATTGTGGAAAAAATGACTATTGAGTAGATACAATGGGACGTACGCGTCGGAACAAAGCGCGTAACAAAACTCGCCGCGGCGGGAAATTATTAGCTCAAGGCCAGAGCGCTATGGTTATCGATCCACCTATTCCATGTAAGGATGGGCGCGATATGTCCAAGTACGTTTCGCGGGTATCTAAGCAGGAGAAATACGAAGACCTAGTTTCCAAAGATCATCCGCGTCTAATTAAACGTCTTAAGGAAATAGATCCCGAGCAGAAGTATTTTTACTACCCCGAGTACTGTACACCAGGTAACTTAACCGAGGACAATAAGCTTGACGGAATTACTTACAAGAACAAGAAGTACTCTGAAATTTTATTAAAAGGATCAGAGGAATGGAATCCTATTACAAACAAAGCCAGATCATGGGTTGGATTTCTGAAACGTAAAGCTCGTGGAAAGAAACTGCCGATGACAGCTAAGACCCAAGAACAAATTGATCACTTGGCTAAAGCCATCAAGTTGTTACATGATAACGGGATTGTCCACGCAGATCTACACGGCAGGAACGTCATTATGGCAGACGACGGGCTGCCACGCATCATTGATTTTGAGTATTCGGTCGTAGATGCGAAAGAAAAACATATTGAAATGGAGAAGACATATGTTGAAGACAGTTGGCCTTCATTAGATCCTAATTGGCGATTGAGCCGTTAATCCACATTTTCAAAATTGTAATCTCTTGAGTAATCGTCTTCTGGCCGATCACGGACATCGCCGTAATCGCCCCGATCAGGTTCAATAGGTAGACCATTTTCATTTAACTGTTCATCACTGTCCACGTAATCACGATTCGTGAACCCTCCTTCTGGAACATTATTCGGATCTTCTTTATCGTCGGCAATTTCATCGTAGATATGTAATTCTTTGGCAAACCGCCGTCGGTCTTCGTTTGTAATAACGTACTGCGAAATACCGATATCCATTAACATTTTAGTCACTTCACGCGACCGGTCATCCATTTCACGTAAACGAGCCTTGAGCGTTTCACGCTCCTTGGAGCGCAGGATATCCACTTCTTTTTCCGACGACTCTTTTGTGAGAAGAATCATATTCATGGTAAGATCACGGGTCATAGATAAGCGAACCGCTTCCAGCATTCCATCTTTCAAAGAATCCAGCAGTTCGTAAATACGACCTTTCACGGCGTCTCGAAATAAGGACTTGTTCTCGAACGAGTTAATATTGTCCAAAAACTGGCGGTACTCTATAACCTTTACAGCATCGTACTTAAGAGGCGATACAATGTCAAGTAGTCTAGAAAGAAGAGCCGAAAGAGCTACACCATCAGTATCACTGTCCACAAGTTTACGAATAAGTTCGAGTTTAGCAGTTTTAGATAATCCAATCTTAACTCCTTTCTCAATATTCTTTTTATCAGGAAAACTGTACTTCAGAGTAACCTTTTCAGGTTCGATATATTCAGCATGCGGTGAAGGTTTCGTCTTCCAGAAATCCACAAATTTCTGTGATACCGAAGGAGCCAGCTTTGATACAATTACCGTTTTGGGTTTTGGAAGTAAACATTCGCTGAATACTTCATTGCCCTGACGATCCCCCGGTTTGAACTCTGTTTTAGTAGGAACGATTGTTGGCATGTACACTTGATTCACTTCAACAGTTTCTGAAACAAGTGCGGCACGTTCTTTAGCAGCTTCAAACTGTGGGCGGAATTCTGTATATGCTTGCTTAATAAACCGAATACAATCTTCACGAACCTTCTTGCGATTATTTGCAGCTTCACGAAGAATGGTAGCCAGAGGTTCCTTGAAAGAAGCAGGGAAGGCATCTACGAACTCTTTCAGAATTGATAACAATACATTTAAAGCTGGTGTATCTTTTTCGTCCAGCGTGTCGCGAGGAAACCCAGATAGCTTTACAACACTGTTACCAAACGACCGTCGGGGAACAAGGAAAGGGTTGTGTATTTGCAGTAAAGTAACTGTACCGGCAATACCTAACAATCCTTCGAACTTGTTACGAGCAGTGCCTTGTAATTTCTTAGCTGCTAATGAACCTTTACGAATATTACCTAAAATCGGAATTAGCTGAGACTCGCTGGGAATGATTTGAAGACTGTTTAGAAGAAAATACATAACAGACTCACCCGCATTATTTTCGTCAAACACGTTCTTTAGCTGAGTGAGGGATGAAGCGATTGGTTTTGTAGGTGATGGGTTTCCTGCTAAAACATCATGGCTCACAACCAGATGACCATCATCATCGTAATCGGCCTGAGCAACGAAACTATCGTTATTAATTTGCTCTCCGCACGATTTACATACGCGGTACCCTTCATCGAGCGTTGCCCATTTATTGTAAAACTCTGACTTATCAGCCTCCAGATCACCATCAAGTAATGAAAGCGTATGATTACATATTAAAAATATTCCTTCAGCATCCAGGAATAAATTATTTATTGGCGTAATTTCTTTAGTAAGTAACCTGATATTGTACGATTTATCTGGTGGGAGAAGCGTATCATCTTTCAGGATAATAAGGATATTCTCACGGAGTTCGGAAGTATTTTTAGGAGTATACTTTTCATACTCGGTTTCCTTACGCAGATCTTTTGGAGGCTGATAAAATTTGAATAGAGCAACGTAGTCTTTCTGGATATTGGTCTGGGTAGTTTCGGACCAAGCCTTTTTTCCTTGGTTAATGAACTCTTGCCGTTCCTGCGTTACAAAAGCAGTAGGCGCGCACAGACCTGAAGTTACTTCGACCCAATCATCTCCTTTCTTTTTGTAAATTGGAGAACGGTATACTCCCGACGATAGAAACTCTTCAAATGATTTTGTAGCCAAACATTCATCAGGTGTAGATTTTGGAAGTTTGATTTCTGGGCGTTCATTTAGAACATCTGGAGCTATGAGTCCAAACTCTCCGGCATCAGAGAGAAGCATTTTGGTCACAAGCAGTCCACCATCTTCCTGTTTCATCAGCCATGCGCGAGGGTACACTGACTTATTCCACTTGGAATCATACACTTTCTGAAGACGCTCTGATGGAGCTACGATATCATCAGATGTAGGAAACGCAATAGATAACACATTTGGCTGGGCGCTTATCGCATCAACAGGCGGGAACCTTTCTTTCCACGATTTCCACGGAACTTCAGAGATTTTGACGTCGTATAGTTTGAGATACTTACGTCCTTCAATGTACGGATCTTTGGTTACTGGAACAGCATGAGACAGAATAGCTTCAATAGTTGGAAACACATCTTTGAGAGGTTCTGATGTTATGATCTTATTCGATTTGGCCGAAGATAGAAAAGGATGGTCTGCTAACGGGTGTGGGATATCTAATTCCCTGTCAGCAATAAAAAATCCAACACGGCGAATATCGTCAGACGTATTAGCTTCAGGGACTTCTACAACTTCTAAATTTCCGTCATCGCGAACAATCCGCTTCAGCTTGATGTAGTTTCCTAATGCATGTACCATTTCCAAACCTTCTTCATTCACCAGGTCAGTACTTTTGGTTATAGGTACGCCGTCGGTTCCTTCAGAGCGGTATGGACGAGGGAGAGATTTCAAAATAACTGGGTATGCATTAGGTGTACGCCGAGCAGCCGGTTCGGCTAATGGTAGCAGCTTATCGCTGTACGAAAACTTTTCGTAGTCAAATCCTCCGTAAATAGATTTAAGCCACGGCACATCTATTTCACGACGTTCATCGTTAATACGATAATCTGTTTCTGTCACAATAACCAAGTCTTCATACAATTCTTTAATTCGATCAACCTCCTTCTTAATTTTCCAGTTCTCAGCTTTTGTCACGTGATTCTTTTTCGGGAGTGATTTCTGAAAGTAATCAATTAACTGTTCATCTAATGTGAAAAACCGGAGTTCTTCTGGACGCTGTACTTCTTCTTCGAAGTCAATTGTTTCAATAATTTCTAGGTCTGAAGGTTCAAACACCAGACTTATCTCCATCGTTATTCTCTATGACGGAACAATATTCGTCAATAGTTTTCTTCGCAGTCTCCAGAATCTTCTCTGGCGTCTTCTTGGTATTGAACCTGAGAACCATTTCGGGCTTGAGAGGGTGGGGAATATCGTATGATACGAACTGTACGTCGTCTTGATAAATCACTTCCTGCATCAGAACACCTAGAGTATGACCTCCAATATCGAGAGAAATACTGTAAGTACCTTCGTCCTTCTCATGACGAATATTCTTCAGTGCGGCGGCCACGTAATCTTCCACTCTCTTCTTCAAAGTCTGTACGGCCATCTTTAGGATCTCACGAGCCTTGAGGACACCAATACTCTTAATTTTTATATCAAACCAATTCGGGCGGTTCTTCTCGTCACGGGAATAACATCGCTGAATCAGGAAGTTATCAAAATACCGAGCGGCATCTTTATCTTCGGGATGATCTTTGATATACTTCTTACGCTGTTCCTTAGCCATGTCTGGATCAATGTGCCATCCAGTCGTAGCTGTTTCAACTTGAGACACTCCGTCAGTTTCTACAGCAAGACGACCGGTAATATGAACACTCTCATTCGGCCTGATCTTGAGGAACAAGCAGGCGGCTCCGAACTCAGGATCCTTCATGAGAATTCCTTCGCGACCTGACTCGATTGTGAAATCATCGGTCGTAATAATCTTAGCCTCTTTGGCTGAAGGAATACGAAGCTCAATCTTGGCATCCTTAATAACAGCAGACTCATCCGGAGTCACATTGACTGGAAGCATCTCCATCCGATGCCTCATCATTTCGTGTGGCATTTGAGTCGTGTTCTCCAGAATGTTGACGTCGCGTATCACGACAGTTGGAATTCCGGCTAGAATTAGACGGCGAAGACCGTTGACAAACCCTACAGGGAAATGAATGAGTTCGGCAGTAAGGTCGCGCCCATCATTCGTCGTTTTCAAACTCTTGATCGACGCCATTTTTGCTTCTTCCATTTCGTTATTGTTCCATCCGTTTTTTTCCTGAAAACTTGTAATGTCGCAGCAGCCATACTTGTTTTATAGCGATCGTGAACCGAACTCGAAACAGATTATCGAAACAATTAAGGGGTTGAATAAGGTTGGACTGTATAAATTTGTACAGGTCGAAACGTTAGACCGTAAACAGATTCCCAGTTTCCTTACTAAGATACCCACCCTGTATGTCCCAGACACAAAGGAGGTGATCGTAGGGAAAGATATTTACGGATACATTGCTAAGCCTACAAATTCACGTAAGGAAGTACCTAGTAAGAGCGATGCTGGAGTATCTGCTCCAAACCAGTATGGTGAGTTATCTGCTTGGGGGTTTGAGGGAACTGACCGTTTAAGCGAGTCGTATTCTTTATGGGATGCCCCTACATCATTTGCGAATGCGGGCGGAAGCATGTACACGTTTATTGATGGATCAGGAGGTCCTCCCACTCCCGGTGGTTTACCATCGTCCGGTGGCCCGTCCACAAAGAACACTCTAGATGATAAGACCAAGTCGGCCACGAATTCTGATGTACAAGCCCGTTTGGAACAGATGAACAACCAGCGCAAGAGTGAATTTGGCGGTATTTCTCGTAAGTAGTTTTCATGTTAGAATATGATAATAAAGTAATGTCAAAGAAGGTTCTTATTCAGGCCTTTTTCGAGCAGTTTGTTTCCTTCTCGAAAGAGTTGTGTGAAATGTACCCCGATGACTCGGATTTCTCATTGTTTTCAAATACTCTAGGACTTATGAAGATGACGAACCCGTCGCTTGTAGTCAAGTATGTTGCAGATAATGTTCTGCAATACGAAGAGAAAATTATGTCAAAAGACGAGACATTCTTTATGCAGAATGAGTTTGCTGAATATCAGGCGGATATTGATATGAATGTGTTTTCGAAATTGAAACAGTATATTGAGAAGATGTCTCCTTCATCCAAGGAACATGTATGGAAGTATATCCAGAATATTGTGCGTCTAGCTAAGGCTATCCAGTCTGTGGGAAGTTAGCCTGGGTTATATCCAATGAACCCGCAAAATCAACATAAGATGCTGGGGCAGCGACAGTATCGAATCCGTATAAATCCCGAGGTTTGAGGGTTTTCAGTTCATTCATTGCATCTTCGGGCTTATCAAAATTTCTGAATAAAATCTGATTCACTTCAGCTGGTGTCCAAACGTACTCCAACTCAGGTGTCGTCCAATCTACAATTTCAATATCGTAAAAGTTATTCACCATTTCCTGGAGGATTGTGCGATTGCATTTGCGGAACTGTACGATCATATCAATACGTCCAGGTCGAATCAGGGCCTTGTCAATTCTTTCAGGGTAATTCGACGAGATCGCAATAATACGTCCAGATGATTCGAGAGTACCGTCTAATAAATTTAGGAGAAACGAAAGATCTATCTGTTCTGTCTCGTCTTCGGCATGAGCAGCTGCCCATGCTTCTTCTGGCGTCTTCTCCTTCTTCGGTTCAGGCTTCTTGAAGTTTCGACTCAAAATAGCATCGCCCATCGCATCAATGTCTTCAATCACATAAAGACGTTCATGAATTGGGATCGTATACTTCTCGGTCTTGGAGCCGTCGTAAACATAGATATCGTCATTGTAAAAAAGATGGGTGAGTTGAGCTTTAGTCTTGATTTGCGATAAATGGATATTAATGATGTGGCGACGGGCAGTATTGGCAATAGCCTTGACAGATGACGTCTTTCCACACCCCGGATCACCATGAAACATAAATCCCAAAGTATACGGGATACCCTTCTTCTCATACCAATCTTTTCGGGTTAAGAAGAACTCGACATGCTTACACACTTTCTCCCGCTGTTCAAAGAACACGTTCTGGAATGTCCGTGTCGTATGGAACTTGTGTTTAGAGTAAATCAAGTGAGTTGTAGGAAGAGTGTTTTGGGTAGTTTTCTTATTTTTCGTAGCTGTCATCATATCAAAATAGTAAAGAGATGTTCCAAGCTTATTCGCTTGTTTGCGTTCGTAATCGGCATTACACCGTTCCACAAAGTCACGTAAATATTGTGACTCGTGATCGTAACAGAAAATACGGAACTTTACGGAATCCAGGTCTCCTTCATTATGTTTTAGAGCACTGAGCTGGAAATAGATGTCGCTTTCAACCATGATAGGTTCAAACTCGTTTGGAATGTAATCGTGATGGTTCATAAACAAAAGGTTACGAATAGCCGGAATTGTACTGACATAGTGAACAACAGAATCCATACGGCTTTGACTTCCGGATACTGTCTGATTATTTCCCTGCTTTCCGGTCGTACGAAGAACTCGTTCGCATTCAATTGTAGCCCTTACGGGTTTATTGGAAGGTGGTGGGGGAGTAGATGGTTCTAGACGTTTACGACGGCAACAGAATTCTTCAAAGTACTGCGACCATTTCGGGTACGAAGCCATAATCTTGTCGTACAAACTTAAGCCAATGAAGCTGTACAAAGGATTACGTCCCATTCCCATAGACATCCCCATTGTCATCATCATTTGATTGCGCATCATATCCGCCATACCTGAATTCTGCTGCTGCATTTACGTCTTCAAGGTTCTCACGCTGAAAACGGAATTTATTTAGACATCGTGAATGAATTCAATCAATGGGGAATACAATGGACGTTCCTCAGGATATGATTACTACCATTGTGACGGCTATTAAGCGTTCTAGACCCTTGGATTGGGTTGTAGATGAGCCTCCGCCGAAGAAGCTCTGTGTCTCGCCATTTGACGAGAATGGGGCTAAGGCGGTAAAGATTCCAGAGGACTACCATATTGTTCTATCGGTAAATTAGGCACGTTTCATACACATATCCAAAGTAGGTACATTCACATTCATAGGTTTAGAGCGTTTCAGGCGTAGTTGCTCTGACGCTTTTTCCACTACATCGGAAGATAGGGAGACGTACTTTTTAATATCACGCAGAGGCCCTTGGACGTTCATGGACGGGAATACTAAACGAATAGGGTGTATTTCCGCTAGAACAATATAGTTTTCACCAGTAATGTAGTCCCGATACTGTTCAATATCTAACTGTCCGCCAAAAAGTCGAAGCAAACTTCGTGGCGGAGCAGGTGAAAGTGAACGAGTCTTGTACAGATCAGAGTACATATGATTCAGGAGAGCATGACGATTCCACTTTGAGGAATCAGGGATCTTGTTGTCGGCGTAAAGGTGAGCTAGAGCACACTCGGGAGAACAGAAATTACCTTCGCATGAGTAGATGTTGTTATAAACGTCATAAGAGATAGGAAGAACACATGATACCCAAGTGAATGTGTGGCAGCACCAGAAACAAGCGGTGTGTGGGGAATACTGATCGACTCGAACCTTTGAGAGAACATCCTTGAGCAACTCAGTATTGAACCTCTCGGTATTCTTTTCAACCGTATTCAGAATATCCGAGTACGAAATCACATCGCCAGCAGGAATAATACTATCACTATCATTTTCAGTAACCTTTAAGAAGAACACGACAGGTGATTCATCTATCTGCTGACTCTTAGCCGGAGTCTTGGATTTGCGTGGAGGCATTTAGAGTATTAAGTCGCAAAACGTCAAAACCGAAATTGTTTTTAGAGTTTAAAGGGATGCGGATCGTATGTATGACGAACGAAGCTCAGCTTCCCATGATGAAAAATATGTTGAATTCCGCATTAGAACATGGGTTTCCAATGAACCTTTTTCATTGTTACATTTTGAATTCTGATAAGGACGCGGCATCTTACAATACTTCAGAATTTAGAAGTATTACAATACGAAAGCTTGAAGTGATTCGTATGAATATGGATATTGACACGATTTTGTGGGTCGATAACGACATTGTGTTTTTCGAAAACTGTTTGGAAGATATTTTATCTAAAAAGGAATCGTTTGTTATCCAAGATGATGGATGGGGTATGTGTACAGGATTCTTTTTAGCCCGTCCAGGTATTTTCAGTAAACAAATCATCTCAAATTGTATTTCGTGGTTAAAACAGCGTAATGATACTACCAAAAACGATCAACACGCATTTAATTCAGTTATTAAAAGAAGTATAGTAAGTTCTTTCAAAAAACTATCAATGGAAGAATACCCAAATGGTGCCATGTATTTCAACCACGGATTCAAAGATAAAGCTAAAATGGTTCACTGTAATTACCTACCCACAACAGCCGAAAAAGTTCAGCGTTTCAAAGATCATGGGATGTGGGATGAATCGGATAAAGGATTTGATTTGGTGAATAAATACTTTATCTAAAACGAATTTACGGCTATCGATGGAGAAGAGTAGTACACAAGATGGCGGACCTTTCAAAGCAGTACCGTAAGCACACACATCGCGAGCACATTCTCTCGCTGCCAGATACTTACATCGGCAGCATTGAGAATTCTGATGAGGATCAGTATGTCGTTGACGGCGAGAGTTTCAAGCTCGAGACGATTCCGTTCAATCCTGGGTTTTACAAGTTGTTCGATGAACTTCTAGTTAACGCTCACGATCACGTTGTCCGACTGAAGCAGAAGAATTCTGTCAATCCCGTCAAGACTATTTCAATCGATGTTACTGACACAACTGTAACGATCCGTAACGATGGCGAATCAATTGATGTGGAGAAGCATCCCGAGTACGGGGTGTACATTCCACAAATGATCTTTGGCGAGCTGCTGACGTCAACTAACTACGACAAGTCTGAGAAGAAACTGGTGGGTGGTAAGAATGGGTACGGCGTCAAGCTCGTGAACATCTTTGCCCAGAAGTTCGTCCTCACAATCGTAGACGGTGTGCGTAGTTTGAAGTATGTTCAGACATTCGAAGATAACATGACCAAAGTAGGCACTCCTAAGGTAACGTCGTGCAAGACTAAGCCGTTCGTTGAACTTGAGTGGACACCAGACTTCAAGCGGTTTGGATGGACTTCACCGGCAATCCCTGCAGGGATTCTCCAAGTGATTCAGCGTCGCGTCTTTGATCTTGCAATGACAGTTGGGAAGGAAGTTAAAGTCACATGGTGCGGCACACATGTTCGGTTCCGCGATTTGGCAAGCTATGCCTCCTGGTACTTGCCGGAAAACACACCCGTTGCTGCAGAGGTGCCCCAACTCGGCTGGCAGATTGCAGCCAGCGATTCGCCGACTGACAAGTTCTTTAGTGTGAGCTTTGTCAATGGCATTTGGACTCGTTCGGGCAAGCATGTGGACGAAATTACAAATCAGATTGTATCGTACTTTGTGAGCCATTTGGAGACTAAGAAGAAAATAAAGGTGCGACCTGGACTCGTGCGTGATTCGCTCGCAGTCTTCATCAACTGCTCAGTTGAGAACCCGAACTTCAGTTCGCAGACGAAGGAAGTGATGACGTCGAAGGTTTCTTGTAAGCTATCTGATGATTATCTGAAGAAGCTGGTTACGAAACTGAATATCGTAGATACGGTGATGGCTCAGCAGGCAGTCAAGGACACGAAGGATGCGGCGAAGACGGACGGTAAGAAGCAGTCGAAGATTACAGGTATCCCTAAGCTGGACGATGCGGTGTTTGCGGGTACGGCCAAGAGCCACGAGTGTACGTTGATTCTGACTGAGGGAGATTCAGCTAAGGCTATGGCTTTGTCGGGTTTGTCGCAGGACCAGCGCAAGTTCTTTGGGGTGTTTCCTCTCAAGGGTAAGTTACTGAACGTCAAGGATACGAGTGCGAAGAAGGTCGAGATGACGGAAGAAATTGCGAACTTAAAGAAGATTGTGGGTCTAGAGTCGGGTAAAAAGTATACGGATCTAAAGAGTTTGCGGTACGGCAAGATCATGATTATGACCGATCAGGATTACGATGGCTCGCATATCCGCGGTTTGCTCATCAATATGTTTCACGAGCTTTGGCACGAACTTATTAAGATTCCTGGGTTTATTACGTACATGGCTACGCCGATCGTGAAGGCGAACAAGGGTAATCAGAACAAGACGTTCTATACGCAGTATGCGTACGAGGAGTGGCGGAAGACGGATGCTTCAAAGGGCTGGAAGGTGAAGTATTATAAGGGATTGGGTACGTCTACGCGAGACGAAGCCAAGGAGTATTTCAAGGTTCCCAACATTATTCCGTACGAGTATGCTGCAGAGAGCGATAAGCGTATTGATTTGGCGTTCAATAAGGCTAAGGCCGATGACCGTAAGGATTGGTTGAAGACGTACGATCGGGCGGACATTATTCCAAATACTAAGACTCTGAAGTACGAAGATTTCGTCGACAAGGATCTAATTCATTTCTCGAACTACAATTTGGAACGATCAATTCCGAATATGATGGATGGACTAAAAACGTCGCAGCGTAAGATCCTGTACTCGGCATTCAAGCGTAATCTAAAGGCGGAGATCCGCGTCGCCCAGTTTGCTGGGTATGTATCTGAGCATTCAGGATACCATCACGGCGAGGCGTCGCTGAATGACGCGATTGTGGGTATGGCTCAGGACTTTGTGGGATCTAATAACATGCCATGGTTCGTTCCACAGGGACAATTTGGAACGCGGCTTCAGGGAGGTAAGGATTCTGCTTCACCCCGTTACATTCACACGTATCTCCAACCGCACGTGGCTCAGCTAGTACCGAGCATGGACTTCCCGTGCCTCAATTATCGCGACGATGATGGAATGCCGGTCGAGCCCGATTGGTACGCCCCAATTCTTCCGATGCTCCTAGTCAATGGATCGCGAGGCATTGGAACGGGATACTCTACTTTCATCCCACAGTTCAATCCGGTCGAACTTAAGGACGCCATTACTCAATGGCTCAAGACCGGTACGGGACTTGACCGAGAGTTCACACCGTACTATTCCAAGTTCAAGGGAACTATCCGGAAAGTTAGTGACCAGGATTATGAAGTTCGTGGACTCTTTAAGCTTGAAAGCGATAACACGCTCGTAATCACTGAACTGCCAATTGAAACTTGGACGATGGATTTCCGCGAGAAGCTCGATAAGATGCTGACGGACGGTGTGATTCGCGATTACTCCGATACGTCGACCGACACTGACGTACTGGTAAAAGTCAAGTTGGGTCCTGCCGGTATGGCGCCGCTGGAGAAGTTGTTGGTTGAGAAAATCAAACTCACAAACATGCACGCCTTCAACTCGAAGTGCGTGATCCACAAGTATGAGTCTGTGGGCGAGATCCTGCGTGAATTCTGTGGCGTGCGACTGGCACTGTACCGCGATCGTCTGGCGTACATGCTGAACGAGCTGAAGGAGAAGTTGCCGTATCATGAGAATGTAGTGCGATTTATCAGACAGCAGTGTGAGGAGAAGCCGCGACCGGAGTTGCGAAAGAAGACGGGCGAAGAGTGTGACCGTCTGCTGTCGCTGGACAAGTTTGCGAAAATTAAGGACAGTTACGATTACCTTCTCAATCTCCCGATTGCTTCATTGACGCTGAAACATGCGCTGAAGCACGAGGAGGATCTCGAGGACCTGAAGACGCAAATTGCCGATCTGGAGAAGAAGAATGGGGCGATGGTCTGGCACGACGAGCTGGAGAAGCTGAAGGTTTAGTAGTAACTTAATACTTGAATTATGAGAGATCCTGAAATATTTAGTACTGTAGTACCATTATTCGTAGCGACTAAATAGAAAGCACTCCCAGAAGGTGCTTTACACACCATTTCGGACGCTAATATAACGTAAGACGCCGGTATTGTAGAAGAAGAACCGTATGCCGCTGCCAACTGTACAATTGGAGGTATCATTGGTGGTGTACCACCTACTTGTGCTGTGCTAATGGACACATAACTTGTTGGATTCACGTTTAATGCAAATGATACTTTAATCCACATGTTAGCAGGAGAATACCACGTGGTTTGAGTATTTGCTCCTTGTGAACTATTAGTGAACGGCAATGTATTGCTCCAAATTATTGGTGCTGAAGCATTTCCCACAAGTTGATATGGAATAGGTGTCCCTGAAAGTGTTGCAGTCGTGTAACTCCACACTGGGATATTCGGTATTAATGTACCAGTACTTGTTACAATTTCTCCACTGCCTGAGTTGTATGCCAGCGCAGTTGTTTGGGTATTGTCTGCTCGAATTGGCTTCACAAAAAAAGCATTTGCTTGATTGCCATTTAAAGTAGATCCAGTTGCATTCAGCACTATAGATTGTGTCGGTTGTGATGTTGTACCGGCAGAATTTCCAATTGCGATTGAATTTCCACCTTGGTTACTGTAACCAGCACTTTCACCTATAGCGATAGCAAATGAACTCTGTGTTGTATAACCAGCATTTTCACCTATGGCAATAGAACTAGGGTTTTGGGAATTATACCCAGCATTATTGCCAATAGCAACACACGATCCTTTCTGTACATTATACCCGGCATTTTTACCGATTGCTATAGATGGACCACCATCATCACTACCCAAAATCCCGCCTTGAGTAGTTTTTCCAGCATTAGAACCTATAGCAACTGAATCAGGGTATTGGTTAGAATAGCCCGCGTATGTTCCTATAGCAATCCCAGGTCCTCCGCCTCCATCGCCTTCAGAACCAAACCCACCACCTTGGAGAGTGAATCCCGCATTGTATCCTATTGCGATAGAGTGTCTTGATTGAGTAGATGTTTCTCCTTCACCACCAGCACCAATCCCAATTGGAATAGGATCAATCGCTAGACTGAACGATGGACCCGGATCTCCTTTTACACCCTGAATGCCTTGTGCGCCGGTAATACCCATACCAGTAGGACCAGTAGCTCCTTTAGTACCAGTCGCTCCGGTAGGACCAATAGGCCCAATATTTCCCTGTGGTCCTGCGACGCCCGGAGCCGCACATACAGTACGGCTTTGAGCTAAGTACTGACTTACCGACAAGAACGGCATTTATGTTAAACTCATATTTTCATATTCCCATGTTATCAGTAAGAATGGAGCAGCAGCCACAGACATATCAGGAAATGCTGGCGGAAATTTATGAAGAAAATGCCGATAACCAGTATGTCGTAAACCGATTTTACGAGGATGAAGATGTGGATGGGTTTGATGAAGATAAGTATTCTGAACTTGCGATCGAAGATAGGGAAGAATTCAATAAGTTTCAAGGTGACCGAAACAAACCTGAGCATGTCGTAAAACCTCCACCGTCCACAAATGAACAGGGTAAGTCATCGTATGCGTACAATAAAGATATTCGAACCACAATTGTGAACATCGACGGCCGTTTCCGTGAAACGTCCACTCCTAATGTCGCACGAGACACGCGATCAGCATGTGCCGCTCAAGCAGCAATTGTTTCGAATTTTGGTACATCGTCGGGAACGGAGTTTGCTATTATGTTGGGAAGGCAGTACAAGAACGTCTCATCGGTAAAGGTAACATCTTTAGAGCTGGAAAACAGTTTTTATACCTTTACTGCTTTAGATCCAATAAGTGGAATTGGGCGAGATAATACAATATTCAATATTACACTGTGGCCATCCAATGATCAAACTATCGGAGTTACAGGTGTTACGGGACCTTCTGTAACTGTAACTATCCCTGATGGAAATTATGATCTACCACTTCTAACCTCCACAATTATTTCAAACACGATAAGTACCGTTTCTTCAGCATACGGAATGACTGGGACTACAGGATATACTGGAAACACCGGATACTTTTATTTTGGAATTAATCAAGATCCTCTTACATTGAAGCTCACAGTCACTTCAAATCACGAATTCAATATTGATTTTCCAGTGACAACTGATAATTTTACGAAGAACGGGTTAGGGTACAATTTAGGATTTTATAATTCGAATGATAATCTGTCCACGTATACCTCTCCTTACACATTAGTCGCCGATACAAGACCCGACGTTAAACAAGATTTTTATGTCTACATTGTTATCAACGATTGGTATCAAGTTCAACACCAGTATCCTGATCAAACTAAACTATCGGCATTCTTGAAAGTTCCCATAACGGTTCCTAAGTTCACAGTTCAGTACGATAACGTACAGTTAGATACGACTACTAAAGAGTACTTCTTCCCACAACCTACAAATATCCAAAAATTACAAATCAGTATTGTAGATACGTATGGTAAAGTACTAGATATGCACGGTGGATCGTTTTCGATGAGTTTAGCTATTAGTGAGATCCTTCAGTCAAATATCTATGAAAAATTGTTGCAGATCTAATAATGGAAAAGTCGGTTCTAGAGCAGATCCAGGATCCGTATGTCCCTAACCGATACAATATGACATCCACATCGCAGCAGTTTCCGGCACCGAAACACAGTGGTCCGGTACCGAACATGAGCGATCCTAGCATTCGTGATTTTGCGGCTCGGCCGTACAAGCTTTACACCGAAGCCCCTCCGATATTTGGAACGACGAATCGGTTCGATATGGTTGGGCATATTCATCAGGAGACGCCGCTGAATACCGTGTTTTTCAGCGATGCTAATGTGGATAAACTTCAGGCAGATATTCAGGCCCAAGTTCTATTACTCAGCGGAGGAAAGTACCATATTGATCGCCAGAATGATGACGATCTCAAAATCATTATGCGCAGCTACTACCTCATGTTTTCCGAGAACAATCCCAAGAACGTAGCTGCCGAACTTTCTGATCTGAATTCGCGTGTCGTGGGGTATGCTTCAGCCAAGGTTTATTCGGAAGTAGACTTTCATATGTTCTACCGCAAAGACATCGAGGATTTCGCACCAGCCATTGCAAACCCAATGAATCCTCACGTGTATGGTACGCGTACGGGTGAGCTGAAATCGTTCTTCTAAATATCTAATGGACGTGTGCCTATTTCACACTCGCACGTACGGAAAACTACATCAAACTCTTTATGTGTTTGAGCCCACTTGGGACTCATTCCGACCTATTACGAAAGTAGGCTGGGATGGTAAGAAGTTTTCGACTGACGAACCTTTCAAATCTAATTTGTTTTCGCCTTATTATGGGTTCGAAAGTCCGGAACAAAAAGAGTTATGCCGTGAATTGACCGAAGCTACTGAGCTGAATGGCCGAGAGATCATTGATCCTATCGAGTTCTGGAAGTGGGCTGGTATGGCAAGCGCTTCATGGTTTCGTGATCGTCCTTGTGTATTTCTTACCGAATGTACACCTAAAAATTGGCACGAGTACATTAAATATACTGGATCTCGTGGGAAAACGCTGAGGCGTCGGATTCCGTCTGGGCGCGTCACAAGGCGTTTAATCAGGAAATAAGTACTTTACAAAATGAAGGTGAACATCATTTCCAACTTTAAGTCGCGCACAGGACTTATGCACGACGTTCATATTTTACGAGGAATCTGGACATCGGTGTATGAAGACGCAAAGTTCTTTCGAGTTCATTATATGCTTCCTGAATGTCCGGATGCTGACGTAAACATATTCATGGAAGTCATTTCTCCTTTGCTGTTTCCGTATGCTGGAAAGAATATTTGGATCCCAAATCCGGAATGGACGTACAAGTCTTGGGTTCCGTACATTTCCCAAGTTGATGAGATTTGGGCAAAGACGCACGAGTGTTACGATCTGTTCAAGCAGTATACCCCTAACGTAAAGTACATTGGATGGACGTCTATGGATAAGCACTGGATTCCCGAAACCGACAAGAAGAATTACTATAAGGCGATTGTTCCGGTAGGCAAGAACATCTATCGCCACCCGAAACCAATTCTTCAGGCATACCAGCGTCTTCTGTCCAGACCCGAGCTTTACCGAAAGCTTCCTACCCTCCACATTCCTTATTCTGACAGCGATGTCACGATTATTGTGCCTGAAGATATTTCTTCAAAAGTTGTTCTGTACAAGAAACCTCTGACAGAAAACGAGTACGATGATCTGTTCCGCGAATGTGGACTGTGTATTTGTTTGTCGGTATCGGAAGGATTCTGCCATGCGGTGAACGAGGGATTATCGGCCGGATGTAACGTCTTGGTCTCACCTATTCGTCCGTTCCTAGAAGATGTCGCAGGACCGCCACAGTCTGGAGTTTTTTATTCTCGCGAGTCACGTCGTCTAGACCAGCCAGAGTGTCTTGGAGTGTTCGTAGACTCAGATGTTCGATCTATAATGGACGCACTGGAACTTTACTGCGACACGGATTTCAAGTACAAGCGTATCGGTTCTCAAATTTGTCGAGAACTGTACGGCGCTCATCATCAATCATTTATTGACCGAATGAAGCTGATGCTTCCTACTCTAGATATCAAGCCGTATTCTCTCAAGGATACTTTGCCCAAGGAGGATGCGCTACCAGATGTCAGTATCGTCATGATCACAAAGGATCGGCGCATTTTTATGCCGGTGGCCAAGTATTCATACATGATCCAGTCATATCCCGAGAGCAAACTTGAGCTGGTGATTGTTGATGATGGAGACGATCCGATTGAAGATACTCTATTTGGAGTCCCGAACGTAAAGTACGTCCGTTGCGAAAAGATGACGGTGTCCCAGAAGCGTAATTTGGGTGTGAAGGAGGCGATGTATGATATTGTGGCGTTCATGGACGACGACGATGTGTACCCCAACAATTCAATCCTTCATCGCACGGCAATGTTGATGAAAGAGCCAAAGAAGGAGTGTGCCTTCTGTACTACGATTCCATGCTACGATATTTCCAACTATTCTTCGTTTATGAATGTACCACCGATGACTTTGGAGCAGTCGAAGCGTGTATCTGAAGCTACTCTGATTTTCACCAAAAAGTTCTGGGAAGAGCGTGGGTTTCAGGATGATATTCAAGTAGGTGAGGGAGACGCATTCATTCACGGTCGTGAGCAAATGTGTCGCGAGTTATCGCCGCAGGAAGTTATTGTGAGTTTAGTTCATCCTCTGAATACTAGCTCGCGTCGTACTCCGACAATGAAGGAACCCAATGGGAATCATTACGGGTTCAATGAAAAACTGTTTGCGATGGTGTCCCAGATCGGCGAGGAACTGAAGGAGAAGGCTACACCTAAGCTAGATGCTTAGAAGAGGCCGAACACCTTGCGGGAGCGGCGGCTCTTGCGACGTCCAGCCGTCTTGCGGTGGCGGCGGCCGCCCAGCGCGGGGGCAGCAGCGGCATCCTTAACGACCTCGCCAGTCTTAGCAACACCATCTACGGCAGCCGGCTCGGCGCTGGCACCGCCACGCATGCGGAGACCCTTCTTGGCGAGCATCTTACGGACCGTCTTCTTCTTGACGAGGCGCAGGTGCGTCTTGACGCCCTTGCGGGAGCGGCGGCGGCCACCAACGGCAGCGGGGGAGAGAGCAGATGAACCACCAACAGCACCGTCCATTTTTGTTTTATACTCTTTCTAGGAGAAATTGTTTAGGCTGAGCAGGATTGGCAAGGCTCTACTGTAAATTTCTGTGCGGAGGCCGCGGCTTTTGTACGCAGATAATAGCATCCAGTTTTTAGACCCTGCTTCCATGCGTAAATATGCATCGAAGAGATCTTGGCATACGTAGGTTCCGTCAGAAATAAATTGAGAGACTGTGACTGGCAAATGAATGGAGCCCGATCTCTCGCCATATTAATCAGCGTCTTTTGGGGAATCTCCCATGCAGTCTTATACAGTTCCTTCAGATCATCGGGGATCTCCTCAATGTTCTGAATAGATCCATTATTGTTCATAATCTGTTCACGCGTCCATGAGTTCCAAAGTCGAAGCTTGATTAAGTCAGCAACGAGGTACTTGTTCACCACCATGAAGTCTCCAGCCAATACACGGCGCGTATACAGATTGGACGTGAACGGTTCAAAGCATTCGTTATTCCCGAGAATCTGTGATGTGGACGCAGTAGGCATGGGAGCTACGAGTAGAGAGTTGCGGATACCATACCGCTGCATATCTCGCCGCAGTCCGTCCCAGTCTAGGGAAGGATTGGACTCAACGTTCCACAAATCAAACTGGAACTTGCCCTTGGATGTCGGTGACCCTGAATATGAAGGGTAGTGCCCTGCCTTTTCAATTACGGGCATTCCGCGCCAATACGCTTCCGACGTAGCTGAGGCTGCAGTTTCAATACTAGACTGACAGGCTGCGTAATAGATATTTTCGAAGATATCACGGTTGAGTTTCTGGGCTTCGGGAGAAGACCAAGGTAGACGCATTAGAGCAAATACATCCGCCAGTCCCTGTACACCAATTCCTATAGGACGATTACGCATATTCGACGCACGAGTTTCGGGGGTAGGGTAGAAGTTCTTATCAATAACAATATCCAGATTTCGAGCGAGAATCGCAGTATACACCCGAAGCTTACCAAAATTGAACTCTCCATTCTCCACGAATTTCGGGAGTGCTAGTGAACCCAAGTTACATACAGCTGTCTCAGTCGGAGACGTGTACTCCATGATCTCGGTACACAGATTCGAAGACTTGATCGTACCCAGATTCTGCTGATTCGACTTAGAGTTAGCCGCGTCTTTGTAGCACAAGTAAGGATTACCCGTCTGAATCTGACAGTCAAGAATCATCTGCCAGATCTTCTGAGCCGGAACAGTCTTTCGTCCAAGTCCTTCGGATTCGTACTTCACATACAGTTCTTCAAACTTCTCGCCCCAAACTTCGTCAAGACCGGGGCATTCCTTGGGACACATTAGAGTCCAGTCTCCATTGGACTCGACCCGCTTCATGAACAGGTCACAAATCCAGAGTCCGTAGAATAGATCGCGTGCCCGATCTTCTTCGGCACCCTGATTGAGGCGAAGACGCAAGAAGTCCTCAATGTCCGCATGCCACGGCTCTAGATAAATCGCGAACGAACCGTTGCGCTTTCCACCCTGGTTAACGTACTTAGCGGTATCGTTAAACACTTTTAGCATAGGAACCAAGCCAGTAGACTCGCCGTTCGTACCGTGAATCTTCGAGCCACGAGCACGAACATTATGGACAGATAAACCAATCCCACCTGCCCACTTAGAGATCTGGGCACAATCGCCCAAAGTCTTATAAATCCCCTGAATTGAATCATCAGACATTTGAATCAGGAAACACGATGACAGCTGAGGTGTTTGAGTTCCTGAATTGAAGAGGGTAGGAGTAGCGTGAATGAAGTACCCTTGAGAAAGAGCATCATACGTTTCTTTCACCTTCATGAAGTTATCCCTGTGAAGCTGGATAGCTACACGCATCCACATATGCTGCGGACGTTCTACTGTCACACCATCAACTTTCAGAAGGTATCCACGCTCTAGAGTCTTGAACCCGAAGTAATCGAACACGAAGTCACAATCGTAACAGATCATGTCCTGATACTTATCGGCGTTCTTACACACAATATCATGATACTCATCTGAGATAATCTGAGTCTTGCCGTGATACAGTTTCTCTACACATTCCAGCAAAGTTGTGGGGGTTGTCTTGTGGTGATTATCAATAACGATATGCGATGCTAGCTTACCGTAATTGGGATGGTACCGCGCCTGCATCATCGCACACGTTTCTGCAGCAAACTCGTCAAGCTTCGACGTGGGCATTCCATCCGTAAGCTGATTGCAGACCTTCTGCGCTACCAAATCTGGATTGACATGCTCTAGGCCGTCCGATAGTTTCCGGACACGCTGGAGAATCTCGTCAAATGAGACCGGAACACGATCACCATTGCGCTTTGTTACGTACATATGGTCAGCCATTTCTTTGTTCATCTGTAAACTTAAGTCAACAAAATTCGTTTCTAGGGCGAAGCGAGCTGGACAGAGATATGCATAGATTCAAGTTCACGTAAGAAAAGACCCGCAGAATACGGTATCTCTATCTTTTTGCCTTGCTGGTCCGAGGTCGAATCTAAATTTCCAGTTTCTTCCTGTAATAAAGTCTCGGATTTATCTGAACGCTCCATCATACTTTCGTTGAGGAACTTGGACATTCCGTGTGAAATAATTGAATCGCGCTCCATTTCTCCAATACGCAATCCACCATCATTCGCACGTCCTTCTAACGGCTGATGAGTTAAAAGCGTCTTTGGTCCACGAGCACGGTAATTGATCTTGTCATCTACCATCAGTTTGAGACGCAAGTAGTAAGTAGGACCAATAAAGATCTCAGCATCCATCATTTCTCCTGTTTCGCCGTTGTACATGATTTCGTGACCGTAAGGATGCATTCCCAATTTAAGAAGAAGATCTTTCATATCGGAAATACGGTTCTGAGTCGCGAACGATGTAGAATCTACTAAGGACCCAACTTCAATACCAGCTTTGACGGACATCGTTTCAATGAACTGGCCGATCGTCATGCGGCTTGGGAAAGCATGAGGATTCACGATCATGTCTGGGCGTAACCCTGAGGCCGTGAAAGGTAAATCCTCTTCGACCATTCGAATACCGATAGTTCCCTTCTGACCATGTCGAGAACAAAACTTGTCCCCTAAGACTGGACTACGTTTCTCGGCTACGCGTACCTTCACTCCACGTAAGCCCTCTTTCGTAATATACCGATACACTCCATCAACAATACCTTTCTGTCCGCGTTTAGGTTTACCACTCTTGTCACGATAATTCACGACTTCCTGTTCGTTATTTGAGATTGGAGTCACAATTCCTACCAAAACTGTATCATCTCCAACTTCTGAATTTACTTTAATAATTCCATCTCCGTCAAGTTTCGTGTAATCCATTCCTTCTTTAGGAATTACAGTTTCGCGATACCGAGGATCGGTCAATATATTTCCAAACAGAGTATGGGTTTGAGCCGCAGGATTAATCATCTCTTCAACGATATCGTAAGAATGGTAGTATATGGTATCAAAGAGACCACGCTTGAGAGCAGAATCATTAATAATTACTGAATCTTCCTGATTGTATCCTGAATAAATACCTAAGGCTACAATGATGTTGTCGCCATACCCCAAGCAGCCATCCTTACCCAAAATATGCCGTGTCGTCCATGTCTGGGATAGCGGGAGCTGGGGGGTATTCATCCATACGGCCATCGTATCGAACCGTTTATTGAACGCGGTATTGTGCCACCCACACGCATGTTTTGATTGCTGACACGAGAACATATTGCGCGGTGCCTGATTATGATCGGCATTTGGGATAACACTTCCTGAAGCCGAAAAAATCGTAGATCCATGGATTTCCGATAAATGAGTATCCGAAAACGGTTCCATCCGAATACGCAAACACTCAACTTCTTGAGGATCTATGTAATCCATAATTTTGTTATCAAAGTCTGCCCACTTAGAAACACGTTTCACGGCTTCCGGCTTTGTTCCTTCACGGTACAGTGGACGAGTCGCACGACCAGCATCTGTCCAAATGAAGTACTCGTTATCTGCGCGGTTCCAGCACAGCGAAATGAACTTCGAGATTTCGCGGTTTCGGCGTTTCTGTAGCGTGTCGTAGTGGAAGTCTTCGGTATTACCAGTAAATACTCCTACCATATCGGCATTCACAAAAACTTTAGTCCACATCGGACTGAACTTCCCCGGATGAATAAGATTGGTAGGTTTGAACGTCTTAAATCCAGTCACAATATCATTCATCACTTTTGCCGGAGTTGTGGTTGTAATTGTAGATAAAAGAGTCATAGACTTAATCATTCCTACATTTCCTCCGTCTGGGTTATCGGATGGACACATATACCCCCACGAACTTCCGTGTAAGCGACGAGCAGCGTACGCTTTTGTGTTCTTGTCCATATCCAAGTTCACACGACGTAACATAGCTATCGTTCCAACATACGAAACTCGAGTCAGTTCTTGGCAAATACCGTCCTTGCCTCCCCACTTCCCCTTGTAAGACTTCTCAATTTCATTCAGCATAGTGTAAGATTTCCAGTACTGATTAGGACCATCGCGAGTTAAGTTTATCAATTTCTTGTTTGCATATGTCTGTCGCTCAAACTCGATGCGCTCGTCCATACGAAGAAGCATATTGTTAGCGACTAACTTGTAGATCCTCCGGAACTCTTCAAAACATAAGTCTCCAGAAGCGTACAGACGCTTGTATCGGTAATGATCACGGTCGCTCTTGGGTTTAATATCCAGAGCTACATCCATAGTCATCTTCAGCATCTGACCCAGTAGGTAAGCTTTGCGGCGGTAGAGCGATGCGGCACTCTCGCCTTCATGAGGTTCGCAGTGCGAGAACAGATCGTTGTACAAGTTCACGTAGACGGCTGCTTGAGTGGGTGTACGGCACACGCGCTTGAGAACTAGAAGATTGGTATCTTGAGTCTGATCTTCTTCTTTCTTCATTTCGTCATTTAAGAACTGCTGGTGCGACATCGTGATTTCAGCAAATATTTCGTCATATATTGTGCGCTCATCTTCAGGAATACCGGCAAAAATTGTATCGTAAATATCTTTGTCTGTAGTGACTCCCAAAGCATAAAATAAGCTAATAACTGGTACGGGTTTGTTGAATCCGTGTACCTGAATAATGCATAACCGTTTATTGTAAAATTCCGTGAAGTTTTCGGTTTTTGCGATTACATTTGGATCATTTGGGCGAGCATTCTTTGGTGGGAGAATCATGAAGTGAAAATAAGGGCCGTTTGTTCCAGACTCATTGATAGTACGAATACCGGCTACGTATTCATCAGGCTCACCTTTAGTAGCGCCTTCGACCTTGGTAGACACTTCTTCCGCTTCTACCCGTCCAACAACGGGAGGGAGAGATGCTGAAGATTTAGGACGTTTAGAAGCGTACATCATGTTATCGGCTAATCGTTCCTGCGTGAGCAAGACCTTTTCCGCTCCGCCAACAATAAAGTACCCTCCGAGCTCAAATTTACACTCTCCGGCGGCTGAGAGTTCATCTGAGCTCATAGCTGTAAGATAACATAACGGACTCTTCAACATTAAAGGGAGCTGACCAATGGAAACATCTTCAAATGTTTGGGTCACGGTCTCGTCGGAAAACACATACTCGATGTCTACAGTGGCTTTGATTTCGAATGTGTACGTCGTATTATCAAGACGGCAAGCATGAGGAAGAACAGCTGATCCTGAATCGTCCGTACGAGGATAGTAATGGATCTTATCTCCGGCCTTCCCACCTATGTACACGTGAATCTCGCGTCCGTCTGCTAGAATACGACCAATATTTGGATTCCAACCACGAATGAAATTGGGAATCTTTGTGCTCAATAAATCCGAGAAGGAATCAAGGTGGTGTCGAACTAAAGGATTTGGAGTGTCTTTGAAATATGTTTCTATGACGTGCCTCGCAACTTCCATTACTTTCTCAGCAGAAAAACAAGAATGGTCCTTACCGAAATCCTTGTTGCGGTTATTGTAACTTTAGGATTACTGGCGCTGTACAAGTACGTCATAAACCCCCAGATGGTTATACCGGCTGGCAAAGGTTCTCCATGTCCTGATCAGTGGTCCTTCAATGTAGGAAGTGGAATGTGTGAGCCCCAGTACACGACGACATGCGGGCCGTTTGATCCTAAGACCCCGACACTTCAAACCCCAGAAGCCAAGTGCAACTTAGCACATACTTGTGGAACTGATTGGCCGGCTAACTGCCCTTAATTTAGACATACCAAATCTAAAAGTATAAATGAAAATTGTTGACGGGTTTATTTTTTATAACGAACTAGACCTTCTATCATACCGGTTGACTATTTTAAACGATGTGGTAGATTATTTCGTTATTGTTGAATCCACACATACTCATGTGGGTAATCCCAAACCCTTATTTTTTGAAGAGAACAAACAGAAGTTTGTACAATTTAGTCATAAAATTGTCCATATTATCGTGGAGGACTTACCTTTTAAAGCACCTAATATCAACTATCAAAAGAGCGAACAGTGGCTAAACGAACACTTCCAACGCAGCGCTATTAACCGTGGTTTTGATGAGATTTCATTGGATGATGAAGATTATGTAATGGTTTCAGATCTTGATGAGATTCCAGATCCTAATGTGTTGAAACGTATCAGGGATGGAACTAAGATAATTTCGGCTGCAAAGTTTGGTATGGATCTTTATTACTACAATTTGGTATCAAAGTTCGAAAATTTAGTGTGGAATAATTCAATCATTCTATCGTATAAAACGTTTAAGGAGTTAGGTGTATCTTGTCAGCAACTCCGCTTTCATCGTTGTGAGTGTATATATCCTGCCGGATGGCACCTGTCTTACTTCGGAGATGTGAAGTTTATTAAAAATAAGATTAAGGAGTTTGGTCATGTTGAACTTAATCGACCAGAAGTCACAACAGATGAGAACATTGAAGAAAGCATCCAAAACTCAGTAGATGTATTTCATAGACCAAGTGAGAAAATTGTAAGAATACCTATTTCGGAAAATAGCTATCTACCACCGCAGTATGATATATATTTGTCAAAGTTTCTTGGTTGATGCGCATACCGAGAATCGAACTCGGGTACAGGCCTTATAAGAGCCTGGGACTAACCACTATCTTATATGCGCATTATTAGTACTCGTAACACGTTTAGATTGTTTCAAAATAGACAAGTAATGTATTCCGAAGTTTATCGCCCAACAATGTTGACCGATGTTATCGGATACCGTGAAGAAAAAGAGTCCTTACGAAAGTATCTTGAATCCAAAGATTTTCGTAAGTCAATTATGTTATCAGGTCCACCCGGAATAGGAAAAACTACATTAGCTTTGGCAGCAGCTCGGACTTACGGGTTCGATCCGCTTGAAATTAATGCGTCCCGCTCAATCAGGAGCTTTGAAGATGTAGAAAAAATCAAGGATGCTTGTCGTTCTGCCGTGAATATACATTCATTTATTCGCGGCGAGACGAGTCGTAAGACGTGTGTCATTTTAGACGAAGTTGATGGATCTGACCCACATGCCCAAAACAAGATTGTTGAATGGATTAAAGATCCTACGCGTAAAGTCCCTATTATTTGTACAGGTAATGAATTACCCACTATTTTCAAACGAAACACTGAACATATTGAGACTCTAAGGTGTTTTCCACCAAGAGCAATGGACTTACAGATCTTTTTCCCGCAGCACGATGTATCCACATTAATGAAAGATTGTAACCATGATGTTAGGCGGATGCTTCATAGAATCCAGTATGGTGAATCATATGTTATTCCTCGGTTTGTGAGTCCTCCGACTGGGTTGGCAGTGGAGCGGATGTTCGTAATACGTCAGTCGATGTTTGGCCTTCAGGACCCGTTTCACGAATATCGTGGCGACAGACTGGACATCGGACACTCATTGAAAACCAGTTCACGATACAAGACCGATGATACTCATGCCGACAAGCCCGAATCCGTGCCCCGCCAGAAGAAATCGCCTCTTGGCAAATCGCGCAAGGAGAAGAAGCCGTCTGTATAGTTTCTAGACCGGCATTGATCTGATTTGTGCTGGCCGTTACATTAACCGGATCCGAAAAGTTACGAGGCACTGCCCCTACTCCAGTGGGTATAGTTACCGTAAGAAGAGCTTGGGTTAGATCTCCGTAAATCTGGGTTGCATGAATACGGTTCACAAGTTCCAGAACCAGATACTCGGTATTCAAAAATCGAGCTACAAGCGTAGTTCGGGCAGGAAAATTGATAGATCGAATTGTGTCATTACACAGGAACTCAGTCCGAGCTTCCATCATTTCATGGAGAAGATCAATGATACGCTCGTTCATTTCCATTTATTACATGAATCGTTTAAAACCACTAGCGTTTTGTAAAGTATGAATCGAGTCGTGTTTGGATTGGCTTGCCTTGAGCTTTTAGCATGTAATCTGCACTCATAAATAGAAGACTGTCCAAGTCGATCTCTTTGAGTTTTAGAACTCTCAAGGTAGCGTCTTCTTCATCTACTCCATCTTCAAGAAGATCATTCATAATATTTCCATAATTTCTAAGTGGTCGGTATCCATCAAGCTGTTCAATAGCCAGCGCAAACAATTGTGCTACTGGATTCTTAATCTGGTTTGTGATATAGAATTCTACATCTGGTTTCATCTTCTTTTCACGAACGTAATCTACATGTTCAACGCGATCACCCTGTCTCTTCTCCTTTTTAAGAGCATCTACAAATATATAAGATAACCTATCACCCACTTGAGGTTTATTTCCCTTATCGCGGGCTTCCATACGGTCAGCTAGAACCCTATGAACTGGAAGAGTTGCAGGTCCTTCGTAATCTTCTTTCATCGCTGCATAATCATCTCGCAGCTGCTTTGAAAGAATAAATTTTTCCAGAGGATATTCGTTCTTCACAACTTTTACAAGCATTTCTTTTACGAACTTCTCGGCAACTTTAACGTCACGATATTCCATCAAAGAGTCAAGAGCTCCTCCATAAATATCCTTGACGATCGGGGCACTATCGCGTCTCTTCAGTGCAACGCCCATGGTCTTGCGCTTACACTTTGTTACGTCGTCTTCGTACATCATACCGACATATCGTTTACGGCAGAACAGAATGAACGGATAGAACGTTTTCTCATACTCGATCTTATGCGCCTTTCGTCCCGATGCTGTAATTCGTTCAGCTGCCTTCTTACCTAACTCAATACTTTCAGCCAGATCTTTCGTGGCAAACTTGACGAAGATAGAGTCTGTGTCTCCATACACAATCTCTCCCCCAAATTCTGTTTCTACGATCTTCTTAGCATCATATATTTTCTGTCGCCCCACTGCCGTCGTACATGCCGCAACCTCTATCTTGCGAATAGGCGAGGTGCGCGAACCGCACTGACCGTACACTGAATTAGCCACAACCTTGTATGCCAACTGAAGACCATTCAGTACTGACTTTTGAGCATCGTCCTCAGTTTTTTCCATCAATTTGCGAGTTTCCTTACGTTTCTTCAGTAGAAGATCTAGAGTTAGAGGCAGAACTCCTACGGTACGAGGATCAGAGTTTGGCTGGACGAATCCACATACGACACGACCATTAGGAACTTTATCGTCTCCGAACGTATCGTATGATACTTCATCAATCTTGTACCCTTCGGCAATAAGGTCAGCACCGTCGGGTCCTTCATGCTTAAGCTTCTTTCCGGCGGCTGAGAATGTTTTCACATACACCAGAGTATCCGGCGATAGATTGTATGCGATCATGTTGGACGGGTACAGCGAATTGAAATCAAGAACAGGGATTGGCTGGTCTAGATACATCCCAATCTTAGGAGGAAGGACGATAGCACCTTCGTACGAGGCATTGCCTTCTAGACCTTCCTGCGTCATGATGATCTGGTTACGTTTAGAAGCATTGTAGACTACGGCTGAGTAAATCTTGATACCCTGACCACGTAGGAAGATGTACTGGACTGGAACTCTGCATACGTCAGACATTCCGCGAGCATTGACAAGAGTATCTAGCTTAGCCATAAGAGTCAGAACAAGATCGCAGTCCTGAATACAGTACTTCGCAATCACAGCTCGGTCATCTGCCGATCCGCGATGAGATGCGAACATTTCTTGAGCTGACGTATCGTCTTTCGAAAACGACCATTCTAGCTTAGAGATTTCGTCTGGATTCAAATCGTGTAGAATCTGAGTGTCTGACTTGACGATAAATGACCTATCTTCTTTTTGGACAACTTGGAACTTTTCTCCTTCCCGATAAGGATTTGTAGTATTTGTCATAACATCAAACCTAACTAGGTTTCCTACAAACAGACCACGAGTACTCTTCGTATAAATCTTGATAGTCAAGTCATCAATACGTTCAATTTTTGTAACCTTGTCGCGCAGGAATGTGTTTGCTACACTATCCAACTTATAAGAATCCAAGTTTTGTTCGCGCCGGACGCTGAGAAGCAGATCTACAGCCAACCTACCATCAATCTCCAAATACCGAACTGCAAACTTCCCAGAAGCCAGTTCAAATGTCTTTTTTACCGTAGGAGCACACTCGGAATTCTTCCACTTATTTTCGACACGGCCTAGACGAAGAGTTAGGTTACGAAATTCTGCACGATCGGCAATATATCCATCATCAAAGCCGAATGTATTGTACCCTGCCAAGATATCGGGATTCTCAAACCTTACACACTTCTGAAACTCTTCAAGCAAATGCTTCTCGTTACGACAGCTCACAAACGTAACTGTGTCATCCTTAGAAGGAGTACATGTTCCTGACACGAAGACGAAGCGCTTGTACGAAGTGAGCATGTCGTCAGTGTACCGAAAGCTCACTCCAATCTGAATAATCTCGTCTTCAGGGTTTGACGAGACTGGAAAGTTTCCAGATGCCGAATACGTCTCGATATCATATGCAGCGGCATACAATGGGATATTGGCACTGGGTTCAGGTGTAATATCTCTGTAATCCACCACGAACATGACATCTACATTCTCATCATCGTCCGGCTCTTCTTCATCACCTTCAAACGAAATCGGTGATGCTGGAGAAATGTCTAGCTCATGAAACAGTCGAATGAATGGAGGAAGATTAGCTTCATAAATATCTTCAAGACGAATCTTCCGATCTCCAATCTTCATTCCATCTTTGAGAGTTTTCAGAGCTGTCTTGAACATCCAAATTGCCGGAAACACAAGCTTCCAAACCTTGATTGGTTTCAGTCCACTGAAACCTCGCATAGCATCCAGCTTGAATTCCTGAGTAATTTTTAGTCCTCGCATAGACTTACCCCAAGCAGCTTCAATAGCGGAATGAATAATTTGTGGCGTTTCACCATCTACTGATCGGAGATAGAAGTAAGGCTGGAATCCAGTAAGCCGGACTTTTGCGACGCGATCGTCATCCAGTCTACCAAATACATCAACAACGTACTTATAGTTCGCATCGTTCTCCAGCCAATCACAAGGTTGGAGCAACATAGTTACTTAAATTAACTTCGGATGAGTTAAATTCGTTTTATAGTAATAAGATGTCGTCTAACTATGGACTACCGTTCATGTACGCCAACACTCGGCAGGGTGAGGCTTCTCGAGATGTAGCTCAGAATGAAGCCAATACGGCCGGACTGAAGTCAGCTACTCCTTCCGGATGTGGAAACGATTGGGCGGTAGCGGCATCCATTCCCGGTCTAATTCCTCACGGTAACTACGGCAATTCTCCTGAGGGAGGATGTGCGATTGATACCCATTCTGAACTTCTGTTCGGTGCTCCCGGAACGGTTCGTATGAAGGGACCCAAACAGGTATTTGCTCGCCCGTTCGCAACAACGCCTAACCTTGGAATGGGAAGCTTAGAAGGCATTGATGATCAGAGCCGTGTTATGTTCGGACATTCGACTGCGAATCGGAAGAGTATTCAGACGGTAACAGACAAGCAATTTCCGGTATTTGAGCCTCTAATTGAAGAGCGGGTTGCTGACATTCCTGACCATAATTACTTTGTTGAACCGTTCCTGCGTGGTGGTTATTCTGCGCGTCTGGTGCCACGAAGCCGCGTGGATTTAACGAAGTAAGTCGCTCATCATCCATCTTCTTAAGAGTATCGCGTAATGTCTTAATCTGCTTTTCTTCTTCAGTATATGTCCTTACTGGCCGTATAGCCTCATAGTATTTCCGAGCCATGTTTTTAGCGGGCGGTAGTAGTTTATCGACCGCATCCTCAACATCATTGGTTTCCGCATACACCCGCATCGCATCATCTTCGGAACATCCGGTCAATTCAATAATTGTCTGGATGTGGCTGTTCATTTTTGTTGTATGAATGTAAATAACCTTAAGATGCGTTTCATTGATGCGCTCTGCCCGCCCGCCCTTCTCTACCTTCTGTACATTGCGGTACACATAGGTCTGGATCTGTCATTAAGCTTATACGCTACCGCTGCCGCGAAGGTAGTGATGGGTGTGGCCGGTGTTGTGATTCTAGATGCCCTGTGCTCGGTTGACCTTGGAGTAGTTTCTTGGGCGATTGTTGCGACACCGTTTATCATGGTCGCACTCGCCACGTCTATCTCCTTAGGTTTAGGTATTGATCGTCAGGTAGGACTTGCGATGCGTGAAGGGTTTGCGTCTCTAACTGGAGATAACTTGAAGAACCGTGACCGCCTAGTATCTACTCTGAAGGATGAGGTAGGTGCTCTACCGCTTTCACAGGATTCAACTTACTAAAGTAAATGCTCTTTATTACATGGCTATATCGTCAGTTCTTCCATTGCTGTCGTCGAATTGACACCTTTTTGTTTTCTCCAGAAAAGGTAGTTGATAACTTTGTTCCTGTAAGTACGCTTCCATGGCTTTGGGTAGGTTCTAAGCATGAGAATGGTTCTGTATTTGACCATACCAATCAGGTAAACGAGAACGTAGAGTTTGGTATGCGTGTTACCACGGAATGGCTAGACGAAGTGTTTAATACAAAAAATGTTACTTGGCTATATCTCGATCCCAAGACGTTAGAAGAGACGGAATTTCCTTCAGATGGGTTTGTAATAGATGATCCCGAACCAACAGACAGTGAAAAATCGGGTGACTCCGCAGATCCTTTCAACGATCATACTGAGTAGGTCTGACTATTTTGAAACTGCTGAAGAGTTCATTGAAATGAATAAGGTATTTGTAAAAGATACTTTAATTGATCGTGTGATGCTTTGGATTGATATGGTTATAAGTCCCTTAATCACTCTGATTTCAGCAGTATATTATGGGGAAGCCCCGTCTATATTCAGCGTGATGGGTCTTTATAAGACATTTAGTATGTGGAACGACTGGATTTATTATCAGATTTTGAAGTCGGAAGTTCACGAATGGACAAGTATTGTCAAATCCATTGGTGGTCCTTTTATTGCTACGAATGATCCAGTATATCATGTATATGTGTATGCCGATGGTATGCAGCGTATACATTACGCCTGCTGGGGCGGCGCACCATCCTTACCGAAAAACTGACTGAACGTCTTGAGAAGTTCAGCTCCCTGCTCGATCGCAGGTTTCATCTCAGATAACGAACCCATTAACTCCTTCTGAAGTCCCATGAGCTCTTTGGTGTCGCGGCGCATACCACCAATCTGCTCGGGAGTTAAATTACGATATGCATGTAGAATCGTTGTACCTACATCTACATGCGGATCATTCGTCTTCGGAGGCGCAGGCTGAGGATCGTCATCTTTAGACTTCCCCTTTCCCTTCTCGTGCTTCTCATCCTTCTCTTCCTTATCATCGAACCCTTCATACGTATGCTTCGTGACCATTGAGATTAGGTACACAAGCACTAGGCCAACTAGAACAGATAACGTATGGCTCAGCTTACCAACGTGGTGAGCAAGGATGTATCCTAAAATCACCCAAGCAATTGTTGCAGCAAGTTGGCGCTGGTACAAATAAATTGCCACTACGGCAAAAAGTAGACCGGCAATCAATGTGTCCATTATTTACTTAGTCGTTATAAAACTTCCGGAATTCTTGAGTGAGTCTGCGCCATAGTTATTAAACTTCCCACCCGTAGGAATACCGGGATTATCGCGAGACGTTACACCCGTGTAGTTTGGCATACCAGCTACACCCTCGCCACCAAAAGAGGCTGAAACACCGCCGTACTTGCCACCACCACGCATCTTACGGCGACGAGTCTTGCGGGACTTCTTAGATCGCTTCGGTTTACGGCCTGCGCCTAGAATAGCGTTATTTCCGCCGCGAGCCCCATCGGCTACAAACTCTCCCATCTCAGAGCTGCGCCCCCAGTTTGCTGCTCCAGTCGCTAATGCACCGTCAAATCCATAGTATCCTCCGCGCATCTTGCGACGGCGAGTCATACGTTTTTTAGCAGAACCCTTACGAGCCATTTAATCTATAGAAGGAATGTTTTCCAGAATCGTCCAAGACCCATCATCGTTCTTAGAACATTTGAGTTTGAAGGTTGATCCTTTCGAACGCAAGAATACAGACGTTTTCAGATTGGGAACACGAAGGTATCCTCCACCCGAAACTTCGTAACAATCTGGAATAGGTAGCTTTATGATTTCTTGACGATCATCTGAATCTACAAAGTATCCATGCTTACCCGGTTCATCTGGATGTTCCTCGTATCCTCTAATTTTATGAGTCTTATTCAGATCCTTCTTGTGAATAAACTGAGCTGAGAATTTAGAAGGGTATATGAATGTATCCATAAGATCTTTTAACCAATGATATCTCTGTTCAAATGTCGAGCAAGCAAATACGCAGTTAGAATTGAAGATGAATATATCAGAAATCACGAATTCAAATGGACCCATCTTTTCTGCACGTAGAAATGTGTCTCCACAAATACGTTCATCGACAATACAGGGAATACGACGACACTCCTGTGCGGTCATCCAAAGACACACGGGAATAGCGTTTTCGTATGTAAATATGATCCATCCTGAAGTTCCAGTTGTTTGGGGAACACTGAAAGTTTTAAGGCAGGTCTCGGGGATTGACCGTTTGAAGACCAGCCGGGAGCTGGGTGTCCACGCGTAAAGAGTCTGAAGTTGAGTTGCGCGGCTCATACTCCGGTAATTTTAGTTCCTGAGTTGACTGAGTTAAAGCCGGTTCGTTTTTCATCTGCTGAGGCGGTCCCTGCTGGAGAAAAGGTGAATGAACAGGAGGTGGCGGGGGAGGCGCCTGCTGAGTCATTTGAACAGGAACATTCCGGTAAATAATCTGGGGCTCCGGAGGATACAGTACCCGTGTAGCTACGTAAGCAAAAATCTGTAGTATGGCTAGGACACATATAGTGGCCAGCGCGATGTACAGAACATCTAATGCTATCATTTGTTGTTCGGGTAGTTTTTTCAGACCTCGTCTATAACGTACAACTCCGAGTACTGGTTCCCTACCTCCATCCACATTTTCTTATGGTTGAACACTGAAAGTGTCACTGGTTCACTGTACATAACCTTTGCTGGAACTACACCTTCCCACGGTTGTTCAGTGTATTCCAGTATATCTGTATCCGTTGTCACAAAGTGACGGCGAATCTTCACTTGGGGGATATAAGCCCAACCATCATCGCACCATAGGACCTGTACTTCCTTTGTTTCCCGTATGGCCGGCAGTTTGAATGGGACCTTCCGCCCGTTGTACCGCTTGATTCTCATTCTTTATATGTATTGATGCTAGTCCCATTTGAATCCGTATTTCCGCAGATTTCTGGATGATTTCACAGAGATAGAGGGTATCAAATAGAGCATTATGGAGTTGTTCAGATTTTGGTGGATGACCTAACACTTTCTCATACAATTCTTTTAGTTTAGGATACTTGTACCCATACCGCCCTGGAATCTTACACATTGCTTTACCTATTTCCATCGTACACAACTTTCTTATCGGGAATGGCTTGAAGTCTTTCATACCTAAATCCCAAATGATGGCATTCATCACAACATTCAAGTCAAACTTTAAATTGTGAGCAACCATTATGTCACACTGTTCGCAATTGAATGCTTCCATAACATCCTGAAGCGGGATTCCAAACTCCAATGCTTTGTCTTGTGTAATCCCATGAATACGAGACGATTCTTCAGGGATTGTCCACTTACCAGGTTTCACTATATAACAATGCGTCTTCATAACAGTATTCGTAGCAGAATCCAGAACAGCCCAAGAAATGGACACAATGTGTGGCCAGTTGTTAGGAGATTGAGGAGCCGATAAACTTGAATCTACGGGGAGACCCGTAGTTTCGGTATCAAACACTAAGATCTTCATTCTTAGTTTTGGGTGTGCGGATTTAAACAATTTCGTTTTACGCGGAGTGGAGGAGGTAGTATGCTACTGCTCCGAAAACTACTGAGTGTACGGCTAGACCGTACGTTGTCGGGCACCCGCCACTTGAAACGCGTAGTGTCTCAACGTAATGGGGAGCAACCATTCCAACAACTGTGCTTACTAAACGGTCAACAAGGCCGTAAGTCATTGGAGAACTGAGTACAAAGAATAGAACCGCGAGCGTGAAGCAGTGAACAAACTTCTTGCTGAACATTTACTAGGTCACGAGAAAGTCTTCTGAGTCTGAATAATTGATTTAAGCCATTCTGGTATATTTTCCACTATTCCTTTCACTGTCATAATGTCTTGTGGGACTGGGTAATGAATATCCAGTGTGTTGCTTTCGCATATAAAGAGACACGCACACGTTAGGAAACATATGCGTTGTTTAAGAAGACTTGGGTTCCATCGTAAACAATGAAGTTTATACAATGCGTCGACGTACGGTGATAAGACACCAGCTTGTGGCGATGACCTAGCTGCGTATTGGACAATATCCCAAAATACCCAGACAACATGCCTAGAATGTTCGTCTGAAATGTAGGGATTGGGACGGTAAGCACAAAATAAGGTTTCTTTACGAGTTTGTTTGTACACGCTGGCAAATTTAAGAATCCACGAAATCCAGTAAAGAGCTCGAGTACAATCTCGTGATTCGGGACGTAAGCAGTAAGCTAGTTCATTCAATGAAACGTACAAATCCAATGGGTCTTCTTCTTTCACTAAATGCCGGACATAATTCGACGATGGAGCTTTCAAGTTCTCCGTAACCGTTACTTGCTGGAAATCGTGTTCGGGTTTAATTGATGGAAGTGATGGCAATTTATTTTTTCGAGTTAGAGCTACTGTTGCTGAAGCTTCACATACTAAATTCCTGACTGTAATGTTGTTACGCATATCCGTCATGGCTAGAACAGAGTACTGGCCTTCATAAGGCGCAAACTTTTCGTAAGCTTGAACTAGATACAGAAATACATTCGGAGCTGCGCGGTTAATATGTTTAGCCGAAGACTCAAATAACGTGGTCCACAAAGAATGGACGAGTCCAGAACATAGAAGTTCTAACGTCCAGTAACAAGCGTAATCTGCGTGACCTAATTTAATATTCTCGTCCAGAACTTTGTAGACGTGTGTCCGCAAATGTCCAGAGAAAGTAAATTTTTGAAAATCCATAACTGTTCGTCCGTCGCTTACAACGACGTTCATTACTTAGTAAAATATACGAGATACTGATACTCCTTACCGCATCTGACCAAATCTACGCTTTCAACATGCGTGAATCCTGATGTACGAATAATATTGATCATACGTTCTTTTGAAGGCATATATAAAGACAGTTTGTTCTCACGGTACTTAATACCGTTATTGTTTGAAGGATCGTAGTATGAGAATACTTCATCGTATGAAGCATCATCTTCGTCTGCCTTCTTCTTGAGTTTGCCAGTATACTTGAACTTATCAAAATAGACTATCGATTCAGTCTGTCGTTCAAGGTTGTACTTCTGTAACGAAAAAGCGGCGAATGGCGATGACAGGTCATGTAGAGGATCAAACTTATCTGGATCAACCATATGTACCACAAAGTATCCTCCGGGCTGAAGCCATTGGTAAGCATTGTCCGAAAGAATACGAGGGTTCTGGAACATGTATATTGAGAACCCTAAAAGCAAGCAATGACTGAATGATTTGGGTGGGTAGAGTTGTGGTAAGGATACGTCACCCTTATTGAATTTAGCTGAAGGGCACCGTTCACGGGCTTTAGTCATCATGGCATCTGAGGTGTCAACACCTACATAAGAAACTCCCAAATCTCTAAAAAACTGAGCATGAGTTCCAGTTCCACAGCACATATCAAGAACACGTACTGATGAAGTTTCACGATCTGCTAATGAAATATCCTGTATCGATACTTCTTCGTACTTAATACGTTCATTGGAATTCCAAAGTGAATCGTAGATAGCGGCATACATCTCGTCATAAATTTCAGAGTCATGTAACTCTTCAGACTTTCCATCTTCGAATCCTTCAATGGATGAGTACCATACGGTGAGACCATACATTAAGAATACAAGAACAGCTAGGAAGATATAAGCTGTCTCCATTAGTTTTACTTTAGACGATTTCCTCCTATAATTGAAGGCGGAGGAGACATGTACTTGCGATACTTTGAATACGCTAAGAATAAAGTGGCAATACCTAGAACAGCTATAAGAAGGTAGAGTATTATGCCTAACAGATCAACTTCGGTTGTAGGAACACCAGATAAATGCCATTGGCGTTCCATGATATCGGCTTTCGTTTTTTCAGCTTCGTAATCCTTCTGCAGAAACGGCATATTGCCATCGGACTTTAAGGATTTAGCTAAATCAGCAAACTGACTCTGTGAGTTCAACTGTGTAGTAAGGGACTCGTACGTATCGCGATACTGAGATAATAAAGGTTCAATGGTGTGTTTTGCCATACTCTCTTTATGGTCAGCTAACCACCCGGGACCATTTAAAAGAGCATAGTAGTCAGTTTTTGCCTGAACATCTGAAGGGTTTGCGTCCATAGAATACTTCAGAGCTGCAAGTTTCTTTTCTTTAAGGCAGTCTGGTCCACAATCCGGAAAGAGTGACGTCATTATTTAATGAGAGGTAAATTCCAATAATCAATACGACTAATGCAATCATATGAACGATCCATCCAAAAGGCGAGAATATGGCATATACTAAGGCGGTTAACGCAAGTGTTACAACAAACTTCTGAATAGTTGGCTGAATGTTATTCAGCTGGTTCAAACTTGTTTTCTTCTTATTTATATCAGTTCCAACTTGGCTGATTCTAGTATTTGCGTCATTTTGAGCCTTTGTAGCATCCCCAAATAACTGAGTAAAAAGAGACTTAAACTCAGCTAATTGCTGATTAATTGTCATTACAGTTGTCTGTTGTGAGTAATTCTTCGTAACGTCCGTTACGACTGTATCACGGTTCTTATCCAAAGGCGCAATTGCATTGGATACAGACGTAAAGTCAGGACTGGCCACACGGTTAAATATATTACCTACACTCCCCGCTGTACTTGATGTCATCCATAACTGTTTTGTGGATGGATCGCCGGTTAGGTATAGCGGCAGGTATCCCTGAGTATTCAGAGGCGTAAGCTGTTTGGTTGAACAGTCTCCTACACACTCTGAAACACCCGATCCCGTAATTGCAAACAAACCAGTCTGATCTAAATCACCGACTAATGATCCAACAGATGTTCCCTGAAGTCCAGCAATCGGAGCCCATCCTGTTTGTAATGTTTCATCAGTTTTCATAGCGTTTCCGGAGGCATCGATACCATAAAGCGCACTAGAACTTGATGACGTGATTTTTACAGTTATATCGGGAACTGGCATTGAATTTGACATACTTACCGGTTTAGGTAATTTAATTTTCTGATTGGATGCGCCTTGTAACCAAATATATGTGTGTGTTGAAAAAACATTGGTAGGTACGAAGGTAGGAGTACTTACCTGAATTACGTTCCAATCAGTTTGATTGTTTGCCGTTTTAATAGCTAACGATGTAGCCGATCCGCTCGTAAATAGTAAATACACGTTCGTTTCGTCGGTAACAATATCCACAGTACTTACTGCCGGAGAACTCTGGGTAGGATTCAGTGTTAAAATGTAGGCTCGCGGAGGAGTTGTAGAGTAAGTGGCCCAATTTGCAGACGAATAGGCGGACATATTTCCGACATAGTATTTGGATACATTTGCTGTGTTTACCATTTTCGTGTAAGGGCTCTGGTAAGCGATATATACCGGGTTACCTTGATCATCCTTGTCAACTTTCGAAATAGGAATATTTCCACCTATCCATGGTCCAGACATATATCCAACTGAAGAAGGTTGGGGAGGGGCCAATTGTGTAATGTCTACTTGTGTCCAGTTTCCCGTACACGGCTGCTGGCAGACGTAAACTTTATTGACAGAATTAAATCCCCAAAGGTAACCAGCAGCAGACGACGAAGCTTTCACTAAAGAACCAGGTATATTCGCCCATTGTTGGACCGAAGATAGCTGGGTTGTTAATGTGGTATCAATACCACGAGTATTGGTATCAAAAGCGGACTGAAAATCCGTCATTATTCAATTAGCAGTATAAAGTTCTGGTTATTTTAGAACTTAATGAAGTTCTTGAACGCTCCATTCAGGTGAAGACGAGCCGTAGCTGGCCCTTCCTCAAATCCACGCGTCATCGGGCGATCGCTAATGGCAACCCCCTGCTTTACCATCTGACCCTTCACGATGATAGCTCGGCGCTTCATCTCCAGAAGCATAGAGTAATCAGTTGCAGGTCCCTTTCCACCACTGGTAGGTGTAGCACCTTTGTTCAGTCCTACCGTAGTTGGCATTTATTTAGTGTCAGAGAAAAGTAATGCAAGCGTTTGAAGATTCGCGAAACACTGATCTTCAAAATTTTCAGAAGCAGTATGCTGCTTTGAAAGCCCAATATTCTACAGCTATTTCCGCAGCAATTCAGGAAAATGATCCTGCCTCTCAAAACAATCTAATCCAGCAAGTTCTGACTGTAAACCAGAACTTAACAGATGCTATCCGTAATATTATTACTAAACTCAACCAAGGGACTGATCAAATTGATTCGGCGACTATGGATACGTTAACGGCAGATTTAATCAAATATCAGCAGGACTACCAAAATCTTAAGAACTCGATCGACAAACTTAAGACGTTAAAAATGATTCAGGCAACAATAACGAATAAACTAAATGCGGCTATGTGGTCTTATACCGTATACCTGATTGCTTTATGTATTCTCTGTTTAGTTATTATTTTACTAGCCATCCGAGCGTCGTGGACGACGAGTGTAGTCAAACAGGTAACAGGCGGATTCAAATCACTTGTAGGAGGACGATAGTCACGATTAAAGCTCCAATTATTGAATACTGCGTACCGTGTGAAAAAGGGACAGGTGGAGGAGGTAAGCGCATCTTAGCTGCTGTAACTCGGTCTTTCTGATTGTGTATCCCAATACCAATATTCATCAATCCATCCTGTTTATCGGCAATGATAGATTTGGCATTAGACCCTAGAGTATCATTTATAGCGGTCGTATTATTGTGTATCTGTGTGCGTAGAGAGTCCAGAATTGTCTGTAATCCCTTCTCTGCGCTTTCATATGCCGACTTATATGACTCGTTTCCTGTTGTAGCATACTGAAGATAGTTATCATGGTAACTTCTGGATAGAGTATCGAACTGGCTATCCATTTGTTGTTTCCGCGACACAAATTCGCCAGCGTTTGTTTTCAGCCGATGTATCGCACATTCCAGTGACTTCTACTATATCCCCAGGCCTTGCGCCTAGATACTTTGCCATCGCATCCTGACTCAGAATATGGGGAAGGTTCATTAGATTTGCATACGACTTTGAAAGTTCCGACTTCTCCTTATCATCCAGCAACCGATGCTTCGGGACTAGATGATGCTTTGAAATATTAAAGTACAAACTCGCAAGAAGGAATACTTGGACAAATGTATTTTCGCGGTCTGCATTATGATTCACGAGGGATGCCAGAACACGGTCGCTTAAAGAGGTCTCGCTGATAATCACCATACTGGAATTGTAACCATTCTCCTTAGCAAACTCCACAAATGGTGCAATACTAGCAATACGGTTCTTGGTACTGTAAACGACCAGAACTCCTCCGAAATTGTACATGTGTGTCTCATCCATAGCTGGAGTGACGGGATCCATTACATCTCCCTTGATTCCGCGGTCAAGAAGCATCTCCTTTAGCGTTTTCATTGCTCGATCGTCCATTCTCTTTACTCTTTGGATACTACGAAAACGGCATTCCATTTTTACGCCGTAGATATGTAAATGAAGGACTGGGCGTTCATCGCAATATTGGCAGGACTAGCAGTCGTTGGATACGTTATATACAAGTCCCGCGAAGGATTTGAAGTTGCGTTTGTAGACAAGACAAACGATAAGAAGACAGATCAGACTCGTGTTTCGTCATACGCGCAGCAGACCAATAATTACAAGCCGACTGAATCTGCCCCTCAGCCACCACCTGGTGTCGAAACCCCATACCGAGTGAACGCATGGAACTCGTATGTTCCTTTTTGAAAACAACTTAAGCATTCAAGGTTAGAATAATCAAATGAGCACAATATGTCTCAATATGATCGTGAAAGATGAAGAACACGTAATTGGGGATACGTTAGAGAAGCTAGTGAATCAGATTACCTTTTCCTACTGGGTGATCTGCGACACAGGTTCCACGGATAAAACGCGTGAAATTATTACCGATTTCTTTAAAGCAAAAAATATTCCAGGGGAACTTCTTCAGCACGAATGGAAGGATTTCGGTCATAATCGTACTCTGGCTCTACAGGGAGCTTACAAGAAAGCCGACTATATCTTTATTTTTGATGCTGATGATACTATTCACGGAACGGTACGAATCCCCAAGTTGACTCATGATTTTTACAAGATGAAGTTCGGACAGCACTTCACGTACTATCGCCCACTTCTTGTTACGGCGTACAAGAAGACCAAGTTCGTAGGTGTTCTACACGAGTTTCTTTCGCTTGAAGAAGGACGACCAACGGAAGGTACTATCGAAGGAGACTACTACGTTGATTCGGGAAAGTCTGGAGCCCGTAGCCGAGATAAAGATAAGTATCTCAAAGATGCCATGATTCTGAAGGCTGCTTATCAGAAAGAAGTTGATACAGACGGAGGATTATCTGGCAGATATGCTTTTTATTGCGCCCAGAGTTTTAAAGATTGTGGACGAGTAGATGATTCGCTCGAATGGTACACATTGGTTGCGGATAAGCTAGTATCTTGGGTACAGGAAAAGTATTATTCATGTTTGATGGCCGGATTCCAGTACAAGTCAAAGGGCGATTTTAAGAAGGCGCTCGAGTACTTCCTCAAGGCTGAACAGTTTGATCCTGATCGTACTGAAGGTGTATTTTTTGCTTCTGAAATGCTGAAGGACGCAGGAATTCATACTATGGTAGTCCTTTTGTACGAGAAGTACAAGAACTACAACAAAGATCCTCAGGATAAGCTGTTTTTGTTCCGCGATTTCTATAACGATGTTCTAGAATTTAATACGAGCATTAGTGCTTATATGTCTAATAACCGCAAGGTATCTTACGAGTGCAGTAAGAAGATTATTCTTAACAATATTGCTCAGCCTGGAATTCGTGATCGCACGTTTAAGAACATGCGGTTTCATATGAACGAATTGAACGAAGATAAAGATACTCTGGGACTATTTTATCATCTGACGAATTACATTCAAACTTGCGATGAGCCTCGCGAAACTGCAGTTGTGTGGAATATGCTTTTCAAGAAGAATCGAGGATTCCTGACTGCTCCATCAAAGTTCAAACCCAATCCTGCTAAGAAGGGTATCATTCTTACATTTACATCATGCAAGCGCCTAGATTTATTCACAGAGACTGTGAATTCTATTTTGAACCACTGGACAGACGCCGATCTCATTGATTCATGGTTTTGTGTTGATGACAACTCGTCTAAGGAGGACCGCGCCAAAATGAAAAAGCTGTATCCTTGGATGACCTTTTACTATAAGACTCCGGCAGAGAAGGGCCATCGTGAAAGCATGAATATTATTTGGAATAAGTTGCATGAAGTGAAGCCCAAGTACTGGATTCATATGGAGGATGACTTTCTGTTTCACGTAAAGCGTCCATACGTCAGTGAGTCCATGAAGTTCTTGAAGTCTCAGACCAATATTAAGCAGGTTCTCTTTAATCGTGGGTACGCTGAGACAATTGATGACCTAGATATGCAAGGGTTTACTCCTGTATCGCCCGGGTTTGTTCTTCACGAATACAAGAATGGGGCATTCCCTTATAAGAATTGCCACTATTGGCCACATTACAGTTTTAGGCCCAGTATGATTGACGTAAATGCCATTTTGGAAATTGGGAATTATGATAGTCCCAATACGTTCTTCGAGATGGATTACGCTAGGCGGTGGGTTGAAGCCGGATATAAGTCTGCATTCTTTGATATGATTTGTTGTCGCCATACTGGGCGCCTTACAACAGAAATCAAGGACAAAACTGTTAAGAACGCATATGAGTTAAATAATACAAATCAGTTTGATGAGTCTAAGGCAATGAAAGTTGTAAATTTGAAGCGACGTTCTGATAGGAGGGAAGCTATGATAACCGAGTTTACAAAGGCAAAGTTCAGTGATTACGTATTTATTGAGGCAATAGATGGTAAAGACCTAACCCCAACAAAAGAACTAAAGACTCTGTTTCAAGGTAACGATTTTGGAAGTCGAGTTGGAGTTATTGGGTGCGCACTTACACACTACAACTTGTGGAAAATGTTACTTGGAAGCTCAGAAGATTACTTTGTTATTTTTGAAGATGACGTCAAACTCGGACCAAACTTTACGAAGAAACTTGAAATCATAAAGGATGCGATGAAGGCTTGTGATTATCTTCATTTAGGGTATCACATGACATCGGCCAACCGTAAGTTACACGAAGATACGTATACGAAGGAAACTGGTAAGCTAACAGTCACACCACTAAAAAATGACTTGTATATCGGAGGCACGTTTGCTTATTCGATTAATAAGAACGGGGCACGTATTCTTGTTGATTACATTGAGAAGAACGGAATTAAACACGGGATTGATTACGTAATAAAGATCTGTAATACTCTCAAGAATATGGAAATTCAGCCCCAGATTGCTTTTTCTGAGTGGTACGAAGTACCTGGGCAGAAGGTTGATACGGATATTCAGACTGAGATCGCATCTCTTGATTTTGAAAATGTTGTAGAGGATGAGTTCACGTTCTTTCCGAATGTTGATCACATCGGAGACGATATCTGTTACCGGAAGGTGAGCATTGAAGAGTCCATAATTCTTGCTAGAACAATGCCAGATTGTATGGGGTTCAATACACTTGGATTTTTTAAGAAAGCTATTGATACGACAAAGTTAGTAAAATCGCCATATTTTAGTCCGACCGACGGAATTTATGTCAAGAAAGTTCCCCAAAAGAAACCAAAGGCCGAAATTGTAGTTCCAATAGTCAATCCTGTTAAGGTCAAGATCATCTGTGGCTGGGAGTCTTCTGAGTCATTCGTGAATAAACTTTTAAATGGTCCGTTCCTAGACCCTAGTTTAGAGCTCACATCTTCAGATGAAGCTGATTATTTTGTAATATACAACCAGCCTTCCCCCGGAGAGTTTTTCGATCCAAAGCGAACTATTGTGCTTCAGTTAGAACCTTGGGTACATGACAGTTCTAAACCATGGGGAGTAAAGACTTGGGGAGATTGGGCAAATCCTGATCCTACCAAATTTTTACATGTGCGCACTCATAATACTTTTTTGGCTCCAGCACATTTGGCTATCCGCGGGGATATATATAATTTGCCTTCAAAGAAGGATATTCCTACCATTATCTTGAGCAATAAGTTAGTAGATACCGGCCATCAATTGCGGGTTCAGTTTTTGCGTGCTCCTGATCTACAAACACCTATTGACGTTTATGGTAAGGCAAACTTTCACAATATTTCCACGTATGTTGGAGAAGTACCTGATGATGAACGGTATAACGTATATTCCAAGTACAAGTACGCACTTGCGGTAGAAAACAATTCAGAGACCAATTATGCCAGTGAAAAAATTTGGGAGCCATTGCTATGTGAATGCTTACCGTTTTACTGGGGATGCCCGAATCTAGAGGACTATATTGATCCCCAATGCTTCGTACGACTGCCACTCGAAGATCCCGCAAAGTCTTCTGAAATTATTCGTAAGGCGATTGAGGAAGATTGGTGGTCACAGCGTATTGATGCCATTCGTGCAGCTAAGAGCAAGATCATTAATGAGCTAAGCCTGTTTGCAACAATATCCAAAATTATCCGCACATCAACCAAGACAAAGGCGGTTATTCTAACCCTTCACAGTAGTAAGGCGCGTATACCAATAATTGAAAAACTCCAGAATGATCTTAACACTTTTGGAATGGGGACTGAGGTGTTTTATGGCGTGAATGGTAAAGATCTCATTATTTCGAATACAAAGGTTATATACAATAAGGAAACTAGAGCGTATAACCCTAAAGTACGTATAAATAAGCAGAAGATGACACTGGGAGAGTTTGGGTGTGCTTGGAGTCATATAAAGATTTACCAAAAACTACTAGCCGATCCAGATGCCGATAATTATCTTGTACTCGAAGATGATGCTAACATAGTTGGGGATCTGAGTGTCATAAGAGATTTACCGTTAGATTTTGATATTGCTCATGTAAGCGTAAGCGATATGCATCCTTTCATAAGAACAACTCCGGTGAATAAGTCTTTCTTCAATATCAAAAAGGAGTACTTTAACCGTTTAACCGGGTACGTTGTTTCAAAGGCAGGAGCAAAAAAGCTACTATCTATGACCAATGAAAGTATTAATTTGCCAGCAGATGATCTTCTTTCGAATAGCTTTATTATCGGAATGATTCAAGTTATTGTTCCACCAACTCCTGTTTTTACGTTTACGAAGGATATTGTATCAACGATTGACTCTATAGAGTCAAGATAGTTTTCTCTTTAGGGTGTTCTGGCAAAGTACCAGCAGCCCGATGAGTTTGAACAGTATTCCAAATATCCTGAAAGCTTTGAAGATTACTCGTGAGCCACATCGGATCTCGCTGAACCGTTGAGAGACGATACTTCTCAAATACCCAATATACAGTTGTCCACCACTCAGTTTCTAGAGTAGGCATCATTTCGCGGCGCCACGTTGCGACATCACGCTGGTCTTCAATTTCACGGTAGACAACCTTTCCACTCTCGTCAATCGCAAACCAAGATTTGTACTGAGCGGTAGATTCTAGCCATTCAGTATACGTCACTTCCTGAAACTTCATTTCGACATAATCACACTCGGCCATATCGGTACACTCCAGCTGTAGCTGCATTTGGTGATAGTATGTCGAAGGTATAGGTGTGTCATTAGAGAAATCTCGAGAAATTGGGCACTTGAACTCAACTAACTTTCCATACCGAGGATCGGTCTTGTCGGAAGTCAGAAGTATACCGTCCGGAGACGCACCCAGAAATGAATGATCGCGATGAGGAATGCATGTCGTATCTTCAATACGAACTCCGGGCTGAATATACGTCGTGTAAATATGCTTGGCAATCGGTTCAAACCGCGTTCCCCACATAAGAGCTTTAGGGCCAAAATTTGACTGCTGTTGCTGTCTAGGTACAAGTTTTGACATCACAATCTCGTGTTTGAGAGCTGGTGATGCGTCATGAACCGCCTTATAAATTTCAGAAGCTGTTAGCATTTCACCACGCTTAGTATGCCATGCGTCAGTGCGCTGATCATTATGTCCGTACAAAAGTAAGATCTGTTCAACTTTATCTAGGTCCATTTGAATATATAGGTTTAGATTAACTAAACCCGTTTTCAGGGTAGGTAAGAATGTTATAGTAAATGGAGATCCAAAGTCAGGAACAATGGGTACTTTATCGCCTCGAGCGATTTTATACCCTCAAGAACACTGAGCGTGTTCGTGACATTCTGTCGGGGAAGTCTAACCTATCTCTTCGCCTGATTGATTGGTTCGTGACCAATTATGCTAAGAAGTACAACATTTCGTATATGACGAAATCCAATAAGCATGTGATTGTGTACCTGTCGTACAAGTCTCATCTGAAGGCTTACAGCAAGAAGATGTTCGACCCGTTCTGTCGATGGAAGCGTATTAAGTTTCGGGAAATGGATACAACCGTTGGACAGCTGAATTTCTTTGAGTGGGCAATTTCTGATGAAGTTCTAGATTACCTTGAAAAGAACCGCGAGACGATTCATACCGATATGGAGACGCGCCTACACGAAGCCAAAGAAACTGATGGTCCAAAGAAGAAGCGGCACGAGCTTTCACACTCTGCTACCAAATCTATGACCCATCATGATGTGCGTGTAACTGTAAAGTTTGATTAACTTGTTACTGAATAATGTACTCGATTCTAAAAAACAACTATGTCTACCGAGATACATCGGAAGATATAGCTGATCATGATGATGATTATGATGCCGAGGAGTGGCATTATAACGGTAGGGATGTATACCGCGGATCTTTGGATCGTCAGTATGAATGGAACGTGTATTCTCTGTATGACGAAAACTCAAAACGGGTAGGTATCGCCGAGCATCATCCGGAACACCCAGAGATCTTTTTCTCGCTCTGGTTTGGTAAGAACGTGTTCTCGACGTTATTTCAAGAAGAATGGGAATGCAAAGATGCTACTGTTTGGTCTATTTTATCAAACGAAGCTTATCAGGATTGTTTAGAAGACGATTTTAAAACCGTCTTTGATAAGACGTTGAGCACGAATATTCGACTCATGACTCCCGAAATGGTAATCAAGATGCCAGAGATCCACGAATGCCCAAGATGTGGAAAGAAGTCGCTTTTACCTCTGAACGGTTGTCCCGAAGTAAAAAAACTTTACATTGATGCTGATTCCTCAGTACTATTCATTGATGAGTCTTTTGTTATGTATACTGCTCCCGCAGATTCACGTGTTTGGTCTAAGGTACACCCGCGCCCGCAGCCGGGCGACGGCGAGGCTGGCGACCAGCCGGCGCAGACACTGGAGTCTGCTCAGTCACCTCCTGAGCCTGAGACCCACCACCATAGCCCGAATCCTCATTCTGGGTCTGAGTATCCTGCTGAGCATGAGACTCCTCATCCTCTACAATCGTAGGGGGCGCAGCCGACTCGTCATCAAACATCTGCGCAGCCGTACGGCGCATCTGAGGGAATACCTGAGCAGCCGTCAGACGCCACGTCACACCAAAGCCACCACCAGCAATCACATAGATGCTGCCGCTGACTGCGAGGTTCGCCTCAACACCCTTTGGGAAGATTGAGGTCAGAGACTCGGGCGTAACATACGTCACAGGGTTGCGCGACGCATCCACGATCTCCGTAGACACGCGACCGTCATAGACAGGAACCTTGACACGGAAGCTGGGAGGATACTTGCCATTCGGCACGTACTCGCCATCCACCTTGTCGGTAGAGAAGCTCAGAATCCGCTTGAAGCTGTCACGAATCGCCTCCTCAGAACGCTTCTTGCCGAACCACTTGGTGCTGTTCTCCACAGCAGCCTTGATAATGTGATTCTCGAGATCGGCTAGGAGATTGTACAGCTTACCGATATCGTCGGCGCCGGTCGAACGATCCTTGCCATACGGGTCACATCCCTTCAGAGAGCCGATCAGCGTGTACGTCTTCATACCATTATCGCCCTCGCGCACTAGGCACCCGCCGGGGTAACCTACACGGGGCAGACGAATCAGAAGACTGTTGCTATTATAGCGCATCGTGATTGATGGATTGCGACCTGCCTTAGCCTGACCTACCTGGAACGTTACGTTGTTGACATCGATAGAGCTCGAGTGAATAGGGCCGTTCATCTTCTTGTTGTTGTGATCTTTATAGGTTAGAAAGGTGTAAATCCGTTTTCGGGGAAACAAAACCAAATTTGCGTTTTAGAGGAAAGGAAACGAGAACATTAAATAATGGTGCTGTGTGCGTCTTGTAGAAACAAGACAAGTAGTGAACAGTGTCCGTCCCAAGCCATGAAAGGATTGCTGTTTTGTGGCAAACATGCTAAGACCAAGACGAAGCGATTATGGGCAGACGCAAACAATGGAAACCAGAAAGCCATTATTGTCCAAAAAGTATGGAGGGGGTATTTTTTGAGACATAGATTGAAGTTGGCTGGAGAAGGTGTTCTGAATCGTAAAGATTGCCACAATACTGAAGAATTGGTGACTATGGATGAAAAGGGAAAACTGCACCCGCTTGATTATTTTTCGTTTCGAGAAGCTGATAAGCTTTGGTGGTTTGATGTTCGGAGTTTATACCATATTCTGAAAAGATCACCAAAACCAGAAAACCCTTATACCCGTCAAGCTCTAAGCATTGAAACGCGAAGACGATTACGTGACGTATGCCGAATACGAAAGAAGTTGACGATAGATAATTATCACGATGCTCCAAAACCTGAACAGTTTGCAGAGTTAGTCAACGAAAAGTGGTTGACCATATGTCAGATCATTGAAGAGAACGGGTTCTTTGATATGAACCACTTGATGTTTTCGTCATTGAATAGATCGCAGATGTATGTCCTGATAAACCTTATTCAGATGGACATGGTTGCTTTTGCGACTGAGCATTCTATACGCTCTAAGAGGTATCATTACTTGCAATGGTTGAGAACATGTTTATCAAATTTCGAAAAGAATAGAACAAACCGACTTCAATGTTCTTGGGCTGTTTCTAAGGTACTTTTATCAATTTTGTACGATTGTCAAGAGAACTACCCCGTGTGTTTCATAATTGTGAGCGCCATTTGTAGATTGTGATTTAAACAGGTAAGGACTACTAGTAGTATAACAACCGCGTTAGAAATGTCGACTTCTAACTCTGCCATTAAGTCAAACACGAAGATGCCTGCCAAGAAGACCGCCGCCCCCGCCGCTTCCCCTGCCCCTGCC